TTTAATTTTTATTTTTTGGGGTGATTTAGTTAAAGATATGCCTCAGTTTTATAATGAGGATATATTTGAATGTAAAAACAAATTAAATGAAAAGGACCTATTGTGAAATAGGTCCTTTATTTATTCTCCTAAAATTTGTTTCTAGTAATAATTACGTTTACTTTGAATATCTTTAAGTTCCCATAAATTTTTAAAAGGAGTAAGTTTCCATAGAGCTCTTTCAAATTCAGTCATACCTTTATATGCTCCTCTTTTTATTACTTTATTACTATCAAAACTTTCATCTTTAAATAGACTTCTTATAGTATTAAATAACATATTAGCTGGAGCAGACATAACTTCTGTAACATTTTCTATATAAGATATAATTGCAGAAGGACTTTTAACAGTTCTGGCTATATCAAATATATTATAAGGAGCCATAATTTCAAAAGAAGTTCGCTCTATTACATAAGCAAATAACTATTTTAATTTATTTTTCTTATCATCATCCGCTGAGCTCGATATTAGAGGTCGTAGTAATTGAGTAATAAGAAGCCACAAAGATATTTCTGTCGTAATCTTTGCTATATTTTCTCTAGATACTGGGTCACTTAAAAACTCTCTTCTAAATGCTAATAGAATATTTTCATTATGTTCTATAGCCTAAGTAAATATTCTATAAGGAGTCTAGAAAACCGCTTCTTTATATCTTCTGGTCTAATAATCTAGCTATCTACTCATTAGAAAACGTTCTTGAAGAATAACTGGTAAATACTACCTATGCATCATGACAAACTATCCTGCCGCATTAGCAAGAATTACAGATCTCTATAAATCTGTTAATTGTCCGTCTGCAGATTGAGATAACTATCTAGCTAAATATCCAATTTCATTTTTGACAGCATCTACTGCAGATTGATTTGCTGGATCTTTAGCTACCATTTCTCCTCCTATAAACTATATCGCATCTCTAAATGTTAATTTATCTCCAAAGTTCCAGTCCAGAACATCACCGGGTTTAAACACTTTTAATCCATATTTTTGCTTATATGCCTCTCTAGACATAAACTATCTATTACCATTCTCATCTATAACTAACTTATAGTTATGCATAATAGAACCAAGTATCTAGCCTTTAACAAAATGATCTTGCAATGTATATATACCAAAACCCCAATGTTTACTAGTCATATTAAGTAATTTATTCCTATTGGTAGGATTTAACTACATTGTAGCACCAACTTCAAAGTATTCCATACACTTAGTCATAAAAGGAGTATATGAAGTTATACCAAGCTTATTTGGTATATTTATTACCAAATCGCTTATCATATCTTTAAAAGCATAAGATGCATCTACTGGATTGTAATAACGCTAAACTAAAGAATTAACTATATGAGAGTATAATGCAGTAAAACCACCTGTAAGAGCGCACCATAAATTTAATGCTAAGTTTCTAACTGTACCTAAAGTTCTAAGTATAGCTAACATTTTAGTAATATTTATTTCTCTTGGTTTACTTATATCATAGTTAATAAGATTGAATATGCTACCTTTATAAGGCACTATACCAAATAATTTACCACTTTTATTATTACCGTAGCTTATAGTAACAGTTTGGTTCTTAATATCATAAAGATTCATATCTATAAAGGCCTTTGCAAACTTAGCTACATTGGTTTCATTCGTTTTTACCTATCCACTTCTATCTAAGTATTTTTTGCCTAATATATGAGATTTAAGTAACTCTACTTTAGGTTGAATTTCTTTTTTATATTTCCATTCCTTAGCAGACCTATAATATTCTATTACACTGCCAACAGCATCTGCTTTTAATACAGCAGGATTGTCTAATCTAGCAATATAGTTCTATGGTATAAGGTTAAGTCTTTCTCCATTCGGTTTATTAAGGGCTTTATTAAATCCTTTATCGTCATTACGTACAGATAATTTATCTTTAAACCACTCAGAGAATCCTTTAAATGGAGCAGATAGTTTATATAAACCTTTAGAAGCTCTCCATTCAGCACCAATATATCTGTATAAGCTACCAGATATTTGTGGAGTCCTATAAGGATATATTTTACTTAAATTGGTATATTCCGCATTAGCCTCAGCCATTGTCTGTAGTAAAGCATCATATAATGCTTTAACTTCTGGATTATTCTAAATTTTATTATATCTGTCCGAGGAATCGTATTTATCTTCCTTAGGAATCCAGTATTCATCTTTTAATTCAGGGTGATCTACCTGAGCTCGATAATAGGCTTCATTATAAAAAGGGCTATCCTTAGATACTTCTAACCAATTATTATTAGGTACTCTTTCGATTAAACTTTCATCCTTAGGAACAAGTTTAGTATACCAAGATTTAGGAACTGTTTTAATACTTACTCTACCATTACTATCCGTGCTTTTAATAGTATATGCATTAGCTTGTAGCCATAGTTGTGCAGATTCTGGGTCATCGTTTAGCAATGAATCATAAAACTTACGTTTATCTTCATACCACTATTTTGTAGGAACAGTTTTTGCAATTTCATCAAACTCATATTCCCCAGGAATAGTAGAAGCTTTCTTTTGTTTCCTTATTTGAGTCATTCTACGAGATATAGCGCTAAGTGCATTTTTAGTCCCTTGAGGCAGATTATTAGCATCTATTTCCCCAGTAGAATCTTCTCGAAACATAGACAATATGGCTCTTCTACGTTCCTATAATGCTGCGTACTCTTCTCCGTAATATTTTTTAGCAGCTTTATCTAGCATTTGATAAAACTTTTCTTTATACTATACTTTAGAATTAAGCTCCAGCCATTCATCTTTTTGAGCTCGTGTAAGCGTTTTATCGCTCATTACACGAGCTTTTTCTTTTTCATAAGCTTCGCTATTCTTAGTCAATACAATACCTTCAGAAAGCTTTTTATTAAGTTCCTATAGTTCTTCCGCTACCTATAATTGTATGCCTTGTTTTTTACGGCCATTTATATCATATATACTAGCTAACTATTTTTTTTCTAACTAATGCTTTTTTAATTGAGCTCTTTCTTGGGGATTTAATCTTTCTAGTCTAACTATACCGTAATTATCTCTAGCTTTATTTTGTAGATTGCGAATATTTATTTGTATAGATTCCCTTTGCTGCTGTGTTTCATTACTAAGGTGATTGAAAGCCTCATAATAATCAGCAGTAAAACGCCTTTCACAATGTTCCGACAGCCATTTATTTCTCAGTTTATTATATTCTATACGTATTGTTCTATTTTCTGGTAAATTTAAGTCAGTAATATCAATACCTAATTGCATACAAATATTATCCATCTCTTTTTTGTACGCTTTTTCAAATTTCCCATAATTTCTAGACCTTACAAAATATCCAGTAGTGTTACCATCATCATCTACCTCAAATAGCTATAGTTGATTATATTTATTAGTTTTCTATAATAGTTCTACTAACTAGTTTTGTTTAGCGTAGGTATCTTTCCTTACTTTTTCTTCGGCACCATTTATAAGATAAAAAATAGATTTTATACAATCGTCCTTTATCTTATCTCCAGCACCAAATAAATAAGTAAGGTAAGATATATCTTTATCGTAAGATGTAACATCAGTCTGTTCGTATCTATATATGGTAACAGCTCCTACTTCTACTCCAACATCTTTTAGTATTTTAGATGCATTTCTAGCTATCTAGCTTTTAACTATAAGCTGTCCTTCTGTTAATAAAGCCTAATATGACTTAGCTCTCTTTATCAATCTATCTAGTTTGTAGTTACCGTTGCCATCTTTACCTACTATTTCTCTATAGGGTTCCCTATATATCAGTTGCTGAACTATATCGTCTATTATACCAACATAAAAACTAAAGAAATTCTAGTCTAAATCATTAAGTTTAGTATCATCTATTATTTCATTATTTTTTCTAGCTTTTATTAGCATTTCAGATGCTGTTTTAATTTCATCTGCTGATTGTTGTAGGAAGTTACTAATACTTTCATAATCTGATACTAAACCCTAAGTAATATTCTAAATTTGCCACTCCATAGTTTTTTTAGCTTGCTATTCTACTATGGGATCTGGATGTTTAAATATTTTTAAACGAGATTGTAGCGCTTCATTTATACTTTGCGCTAAATTATGAGTAATTTTTTCAAACTGTTCTTTATCTTGTTCTATCTAATCTAACTGGGATTCCATATTAAAGATAGCTTGTTGCTACCTAGATACTAAATCGTTAGTATTATCAAAAAAGTACTAATATGGAATATTATTATCCACATTAAATGATATTAAATCTAACAATTCTCCCTGTATTACATCAATATCTTGTTGACTATACTATTTTGTGAGTAGATTTACTATACTTCGCCATATTTTTTGTAGCAAATCTTTTATTGAATTTACTTCATTTTTATTTGCAATATCATTTATAATGTTTTCTACAAATGACTAATTAGTTAATAATTCTGAAGTGAATTCATATATATCTTTTAAACCGTAATAATCTCCTGTTTGTTTTTTAGGGCCTTCAATTAGTAAAACCTTTTTATAAAGTTTATTTATTGTATCATATACATATTTCTCTTGCTAAGAGAAATTTTTGCCCTATTTTACTCTATATATACTGCTTACTGTATAAGCATGAACTATTTCGTGCATCAATGTTCTAATATTTCTATCAGTACTCTGCGTTGAAAAAGTTATAGGATTTATTCTTATTGTATTACTTGTTAGTGAATAGTCCATATAATTAGTGTCAGCAGATAACTTAACTAATATATTACTATCTTTAAATAAGTTATACAATCTATCAAATCTACTTCCAGCATAATAGAACTATAACTACTATAAAACATTAGAAACAGTAGTTACAGTATCTTTGTGAAATATTTTCTACAAAGTGTAGTCTAAACTTATATTAGGATCATACTCGAAAACCGATTCTGCTTTAAATATATTATTATCCTAAGTAGAAAAAGTACCTTGGTTATCTACTGATTTTATTTGATTTGAATTAATGGCTACAAACTCTTTTGAAGTATCGGATTGATTTGTTCTTTCAACTAAAATTCCGTCGTTTTCTTGAGGGATAATTTTAGTACTAATAAAATCTCCATCTTCATCATAATATCCTTCTTCCTTAGACCATTGTCGGAACTCATGCAATGTCTAAAAGTCAATAGGATTTTTTATATTTAAAAATACACTGTAAGAAGTAGGAGTACCATTTTTTCTTCTAAATGTGACAGCATTAGCGAATCCGTTTGCTTTTTGTTTATCGTCTGTAAAAAAATTTCCTAATGTAGCAGTACCAGTACCTTTCAATGTATTTCCAGTTTGTTGACTTCTGTCAAATATATTTATGTTATCTTCATTAGTACCATGATATACAATCAGCGGTTCTCCATTTTCATCTACTATCTTTGACGAACCTTCAACGTTGTTTATCCAATCACCAAACCAATTTTTAAATTCATCTGTAAACACTTTTACTTTAGCCTTAATAGCTTGTTCACGATTGCCATTATAATGGCCCAAAAGGTCTGAAAACAGCTTAGAAGGCTCCCCATTGGGAGCCTGATCTATAGCATGACCGTTATTTTCAGACACTACATAATATGCAGCGTCTTTACTACCTAATACTGTAGTAAGTTCGTCTACTGCTGCTTTTACTTCTTTATTATCTAAAATTAAACACTGCATAATTACTTACACTCTTCTTTACGTTTTTTACCATTTTTTTTCAGATTATTCACAGTACCTTCATCTATTTCAACTATGTCATCAATAGGGGTTTCTACACTATCTATGATTTCTGTTATGAGTTCGGTAACATCAACAGTTTCAGGTTCTGGAGTTAAATCTTCAAATTCTATTCCACTGTCAGTTTCCATTCCATCTAAGTCTGCTAATAATGTATCATCTATATGATTTATATTATCTATTTCAGATGGATCTGAAGAATTGTCTATAAATTCTTCAGAAGATATAGCTTCTGATGATGTTATCTCCTATTCTTGAGTATTACTGTCCTACATTTCCTAATCAGCGTAATTGTCTGTCTAATCTAACTCTATAGAAGCTTTTTCTTCTATATTATCATAATTAGAATAATCTATAGAACGATAACTATCATCTTTCACGAATACAATAGGTTCTTTTCCTCTTAATAACTGAACTCGCTTATCTATTAGATTAAATACATTATTTATCTAATCCAACATTTTATCAGTGAAATTATTAGTATCAAATGCTGATGGTTGATCACCTTCTTTATACAACTCATATATTGAGTTAGAACCAGCATCATATCCCAATTTAGGTACTACTGTATATATTCTTTCAATAGTCTTTCCAGTATCAAGATTCACTATATCACCTATTCTTTGGTATACGTCAATATTATTACCTGTACCTACTATTTTAAAGAATTTATAGTTTCTAGATATGTCATAATCTCCTTTCACACTTATAACTGTGTTAACATTTACCCTAGTCTTACTAGTTGCAGATGCTAGATTAATCACATTAGAAACTCGTTCTCCGCCTTCATCATCACGTCTAACTCTTCTAACAAATACAGGTACGATGTCATTATCTCTCCAATAGTTTCTTACCAAACTTAAATATATAGAATCTACCTAATCAGATGTATTATTGCTATTTATTACAGAAGTATCTCCGTAATTTAATTTGTTAATAGCGTCAGCAATAGATGACACGTATCCTAATTTTCTCTTATACCACATAGGTACTAAGTTAAAGAATGAATTAGGAGTTCTATTATCATAACTAGTTAAAAATGAGTACTTGACTAAGGTTTCAGCAAATTCCTTAATAACATTATCTTCGCTAGTAAGTAAGTCATAGAATGCTGATCTTAGTCTGTCCTCATAATACCTAGAATTATTCATAGTAGATGTGGACGTGTTGATATAACTTATATTTCTTTTATTATTAGAAGTTACTGCCTGTAGATAGTTAAGTAGTTCATTCGTAATATTACCAGATTCATCTACAAAAGTCATTAGATTAATATCATCCTTATTAACTCTAATATAGTTCTTTATACTGTTTAATCTACGAGCGATACTATCTTTTCCAAATAAAATGTCATTTATATCACTGTCAGTTAACATAAGATTTGTACTATTAGCTACTACTTTAGCTCTAATTATACTTTCTATTTTATTAGAAAGGGCTCCAACATATTCTTTATTACTGGTAGCTTTATATTTAAATAATATAGATTTACCATTATTAGTAGGAACATAATTTCCCCCTCTTATTTGCTATAATATAGAAGTAAGTATCTCTTTATAACCGTTTGTAGCCGCAAATACTTGTGATCTCAATATACTATTTGATAAATCCATAGCATATATTAACTTCTTATGTAAGAACGTATTTCCAAAGTAAATGTCTAATCCGTTTGTATCTACCGTATCAGTAAAGAATTTCTCTTTATTATCCTCTATAAACGTAGTATAAGAATTATAAAAATTCTATAATTGAGATAGGTTATTGCCATACTTCTTAGTATCTATCTAAGATCTTTGAACCAAATCTGCCATAGTCTGAGCATCTGATGCTAGATCTTGATATGCTTTAATAACTAAAAGTTGCTGTACTATATCTTGAGGAGTAATATCATTACTTCTAAAAGATTCTAGACTACTGGCAAGCTTAGATTGATTAAACGCATCAATACTTCCATTCTACACTAGCTACTCAATCTGCTTTTTATAAGTATCTGATAAAGGGAATTTATTTAGCATATCCCAATATTTCTATTTTATATCAGAGAATATCTAGTTATCGTACTACTTACTAACTCCGATTACTCCTTCATTCATAATCTTTCTGTTAGCGTACTCTTTTAACGCTGGCTGCGCTAAGAATAAGAATGTATTTCTACCTTTACCTGTTCTAAGTAAGAAACTAGCCATGTTATAAGTAACTTTATTAACATTCAATACGATTATATAAGGATCTTTAGCAACGTCTACGTGAGCGTTAATCATGGCAGATAACCAATCAAGTATCTTATAACCATCCTATCCAGTTATTTCATCAAATTGATTTAAATTGTATTTACTAGCTCCTTCAGAGAATCTCATTCTAAGATGAGTGGCCTAAGTAAGGCAATGATTAGTAGAATTTAAAGCAAAAGGAGCAATACCGGCTTTACCAGACGTGTATTCTGTTTTTCTAGATTCCTAGAACGAAGGCATAAGTTCGTACATAGGTTCAGCTTCTTTCAGTTCTGTAGTCTATACTAATGGTAATATTTCTTTTTTAAGGATACCAGTAAGAGTATCAATAGAAGCTCTAGTTTCTGCTAGCGTCTTCTTATCTGAGATTACTAAAGTATAACTATCTAATAACTTATTAATTAATGCGCCTTCTGTTTGTTCTACATATGATTTAGCGTTGTTATTCCAAGTATATCTTTCATTAGTTTCAGGATCATACGCATAAGTAGCTATGTACAATTTATCAATATCGAAGTCAGATCCAGTCATAGCTGTAAACTCATCAGGTACTACTATAGTATCTCCAGTTTGAGCAGGTAATACGTCTGCTACTATAAACGAGAATGTTGATGACAAACCCTGAGTAGGGATACGATAACCAATACCATAGGGTTTAGCATTGCTACCTATTACATTATGTTCTATTAGCCAATTTCTCATAGTAGTATAATCGGTCTAATATTCCTGAGGAACTACGTCTCTGAAGAAATTAGTACTTAACATAACCTCCATACTGCCTTTATCAGGATCAAAACTAAGCTTGTTTCCGTCATTAAAAGCACGATACTTAAATTCTTTTTTAGTATTAAAGTCGATATTAAGAGAAGAAAAAAGGTCTAGTATTTCTGTAAACTATTTATCTGAAAGATAATGTTTCAACTGTTGTTCTCCATATTTAATAATATCTTCAATAGTATTGATACCTTTTGCTTTTAATAGCTTATTAGTTCTAACCGAAAGCTATAGATCATCTATATTCTAGTTCAATAAAGAAATATTAGAGTAACTATCAACATTTTTACCTTTAAAACCAAATGATGCCATTTGAATAGCAGAACCTCCTGGAGTATTAACGTCAATAACTTCTTTATTGATGAGAGATATTATTTTGCTCTCAATCCAATTACGAGTACTTAATGATGCAATAGGAGCTCTGAAATTACCTTTCTTATCTAATGCAAGTGCTTCTGTAATTTCTGCAGACATATTAGTACCTTTAGCTTCCTATATAAGATAGTTTGATAACGCTTTATTGTTTATTCTACCATTCTTATCAAAGAATCTACCGGCTACTCCGTTACTGCCTTTGAGTTTCATGTAACCTTTGGTAGACAAAGCTTTTATACAACCAAATACATCCTTTTTAATCCTAGCTCCAGATACATTTTGATCTTTATTATGACCATAATGGCGATCGTCTACTACATTACCAATACATATTTTTACTGCCTATGTACCAAATGATCTATCAGTATGTTCATGTGGTTCAGTATTTAACTGTAACCTAAGTTGTTTTATATCTTGTACTTTAGTAGTAAGACCTCCATTAAGCCTTTCTACTACAGTATCCTAATTTATAACAGTTGTAGAGGGAGAATTAATAGCTTCTATATTGAGCTGAGTATTTCTATTATCTTTATATACTTTAAGCTTATCCCTAGTAGACCCTACTTTGGTTGAAGATTCAAACTTCAACATATCAATAGTGCCTAGTTGTTCATTGTTCATTCTATCATACAGATATTTATTATCAGCATTAGCTAATATCTTAAACATAGGGAATAACGCCATTTTATCAAACACTGGTACATTTATATCTGATACCTCATCAAAATGGTCACCAAAGTACATCATTTTTAGTGGTTTGATTGAAGCTCTTAACGCTTTTGCATACAATTCGGGATTTCCAAGTACATTCTAATTGCTTTCGAGTATATTATAAGCTTCTTCTATTTCTGGAGACCATTCTCCTAAAGCCTACATAATACGCTTATAAAATGCAGGTCTGATATATACAGCAGCATCTGCTTGATTAATATTACCAGAATTGTTTTCATCATCATAAGCATATGGATCTGCTGATTTCACAGCTTGTTTTTCAATAAACTTGACATCCTCAACACTTAATTTAGTACGATCTTGCATAGTATTATCAAAATGCTTATCGTCTGTAAGTTTAAATAACTCATCATCTGTCAAACTTGGGTTATTTTTCTTAAGCATTGTTCTAGCTAAATCAGCTTTAAATATTTGCTCGAGTCTACTATGATATTCAGAACCTATCATATTATCCTACAATATAGCACTAGTGTATTTAGTGCTATTTCTAGGATCATTATCTCCCCAATGTGTTCTAAGATTAGTACCAGTAGATAGTACAGAAGATAAACGCTTAATCTTATCAACATCTCTTTGAAATATTCCTACAATTTTATCAGATTTCCATTTATAAAATGCTGGATCTCCAACAAAACATTTCTCTATTTCCTCTATAGATATAGCATAACCGGTTACATAATTAGCTATTATACTATAGATAATATCATTTTGAGTAATAGCATTAAACTCCTCTGGTATATGTGACACTAAGGTTTCATAGAATGCAAATGGGTTAGAGTTTTCCTAATCTTCTAATACAGAAGTAGAAGGTAAATTACCGTACTATAAATTACCTTTTTTATCTCTAGATATTACTCCTAATTTTATAGCTTGTTTTATCTCTTTATCTACTTTATCTAAAAGTAAGGTATTCATAGAATCTCTAAGCAAAGCTCTATCTTCTATTAGCTCTGTTCTAATGCGATTAAGAGCTTGAGTTATTAACTCAGGATTTCCAGATTTCTCTGCGTCATCTAACATGCGATTAAGACTAACTGTAGCTCCATTTATAGGTAACTAGTTAAAATAACGGAATCTGCCACCGTTACCGCCAGGAGCCATCTTTCCATCTTTACCTATTTTGCCATGATAATTATCATAGAATCTAGATTTACCTTTTTCTACATCTTCTTTACTATCGAAATATTTTACTATAGCATTATATTCATCTAAGAAGTAATTACAGAATATATCTAGAGTTTCATTAGAGAATCTACGAGGAATTATAGTGGCTTCCATAGAACCTTCCGCATTAGGAGAGTACTTTATAGTGCCTAAAAAGTCTTTTGGTAATTTAATACCTTCTATACTATACCAAGTCTTTTTATCGGACATAGTTGGTAGTATTAATCTACCTTGATGCACTAACAATAGTTTAGCTATATAATCTTCTAATGGAGTAATTCCAAAATAATCTCTACTAGAGTTGGTTATATTATCTCTAATAGCAATAAGAGTGTGTAGTTTAAGTTTTGGTTTATCGGGAGAAGTTAAAGTTTTGACTATAAGAGAATTTGCACTATATGCAGATCTAGCTATGTTATCTAATTTGTTATAAGCATTAGTATTTAACCATCTAAGCTAATCAGACATGTAGTTATTCTAAGTAATAGGATATAACAAACTGCCGTCTGCTCCAGTAACACTGAATTCCTCAGGAGTTGGGTGCATTTCTCCGTAAGCTATAGCCATTAAGTTAATTACAGCATTAGGACTTTTATAATTGAATATACGAGATGCAGATATAGTTTGTCTTTTAAATTTAGCTTCTAGACTCTTTGCATTATTCATTAACCTAATATTGTGCATTATAGAATTACTAATGGATCCAGGCATGTTTTTATATAATGCGCTAAATACAAAAAATTCAGGGTAATTAGTAGAGTTAGTATTTACTTTTCTCAATAAATAATTCAAAGATTCACTATCAAAAGGTATACCTATTGCATTTAATAAGTTTAACAATCTTTCCTTAGTATGTTCAAACTATTTTAGCCCTTGATTACGTATATCAGCATTTTTACTATTTAATTGCTTTTGTATCTACTCGATATCACTTAGTATCTGTTTATCTAATTTAGCTAATTCAGAATATCTATTAGTGTTTATACGTGACCTATTATTTTTATCAGTAAAGATTAAAGAAGATAACATAAAGTTCTGAGACCACTGACTCGGTAATCTGGCTATTTTTCGCAGATTGCTACTATCCATTACTGTCCATACTTTTCCTCCTCTTCCTTTAGTATTCTTCTGTATAGTTCCTGTAGAAGTATCAAATATATCTACAGTATCCATACTATTTTTTGCACTTTGTATAGTAGTTAGTAATTGTGTGATTGTATTTTCTGGTAATGGATACGCAGGATTATCTATTCTATCAAGTAAAGTGGCGAAGAAAGGATCGGCTTTAGCTAAGTTTCTCACTCTTCTTATTAAATCTGGCCAATCGTTAGATAACCATAAATTATCTAATATCCTATTCCATGTAATATCGAAAGATTGTGCTACATCTAATCCAAATATATTATCTTTTACAGTATCTACTACTTGATTACCATCTTCATCTGTAGCAAATTTGGACTGAGGGATAGAATAGAAGAACAGTTTAGCATTAAATGCTACATTTGCTTTTTTACTTATCTCATAGGAAGCTCTATCCCACACATTGTCATAAGTATCTCCTGAATCTTTGGCCTCTTTCTCTGCTATTTCTGCTTCTTCACGTTCTATGGCTCTAATACCTAATTCTTGCAGATATGCACGGATCTATTTAGCAAATAGCCCTCTATTACTGAGTACATCATGTACCATCTACTTCTTAGACTCATTGTAATCATATTCTCCAGCATCATATAAATATTGAATATTATCAAATACATCATCTAATTTTAGATTTTGTATATCTTCCATACTTCTAATATTAAGTATAGACAATGCTGTGTTACTTAAAGTCTCTACTATATTATATAAAGTGTTAGCATTAGCTATATGAGGCATATTTTCCTATTCCTTATTACTTATACCTGGAGCATAATAACCAATACCTACATCATATTTTTTATTAAATTCTTCGAGAGTATCTCGGTCTAACTATGCATTCTTAAAATTGCCCTTTCTTATTTGATTAAATACTTGATTCTGTAAGCTAAGTTCCTTTCCAGCAAATGCTGTCACTAAGTCCCACATAGCTTTGAAGAATTTTTTTATTCTATAAGTCCAGGTTGGATTTACTTCTTTAAGCATATATGCTTTAAATTCTTCTGCTAATTGCTCTTCTATTTCCTATTTAGTGCTATTAGAATACTCAGGATTTCTTTTTACATAATCTGAGTATATCTAATCCCTCTGTGCAGGAGTTAATAATAACAAAGATACGTAATGCCATGCCTCATGATATTCTACTCCTGCTCCACCTTTAGTAGATAGAACTATTCTAGCTACAAATTCATCGTGTATACGATCAAATACAGATTGTAATAAACCATATGCTGATGGAGTATTAATAGCTCTCATAGCAGCATTAGTTACCATTACATCATCCGGATCTATACCCAAAGTATCATGTAACCATTTTTTAGCAGCAGCAATATCTAAGGCGCCTTCTCCTCTTACTGTGGAGAATACGCCTTTATTACCCAACATCTTCTATAATACTCTACTATTATTGGGTAATATAACATATTTACCATCTGCTTTACGTACATACGTATAACCTTGTTTTGGAGTAAGACCTGCAGCAATAGTTTCATCATAAGTAAGAGCTTTATCTTGCTATGGTAGTTCTATAGTAGCAGTTTTTTTAGATTCTTCTGTAGCTATTTCGTCAGAAGGCTATTCAGGTTGCTCATGCTTAGACTCTACAGTAGCAGTTACTTGTTTAACTTTCTCATTAGTAGATTGTTTAACCTATTCGATATTGCTAACTTCAGCAGTTTCTGCCACAGCTGCATCATCAGCATACACAAAAGGATCTCTAAAAGCTCTATCTCCAACATCAGTTTTAAGCACCTGATGATTTATCATCCAGGACATTAGTATTGGAGTATTACCATTACGAACCACCTTACCATCAGCTCCTCTTGTAAGATTTAAATCCTACATAGTAAATACCAATTCATCACAATTTAATACACGATAATAATCAGTATTATACTTATTCATATAATCAATAGCAGCATTTACGATATTATCCGAAATAGGGTTCATCATAGCTTCTTTATCAGTATTCCAGTGCAGATTATTTGATATTTGTCTGATTACATCGTAAGCTTGTTGATCTGTAAATACCACTTTACCATTAATATTTTTTATTTTCAGATATTTTAACATGTAAGACCCCTCTGGTGTTCTAGATGCATACATCAAGAAACTACCCTTAGTATTAGTATAGTAATGGAATGTCTTACGAATATAGAAAGATAATTTTTCTACGCGATTATCTCCTACTGCTACAGTACCAGGGCCATGGTTTACTAAGATATCTAGTATATCTAAGAATTCAGGGTTATTAGATATAGGTAATGTCTAAGTAACTAACCTAAATAATAATTCAGCAGTGCTAAGTGGCACACGTTTTCCATTGTCATCATATTTAGCCTTACCGTCAGGAGTGTATGAAGTTATTAGATTCTTAGACCCTCCCTATATGAAATGCCTTTTTTCTGCTAACATTATTGGAGCACTGGTTCTCTAAGAAGGAGTATCTCCTACTTTAGGTATTATGTATATCTTACCTGCATAACCAACTCCTTGAGCGGATGCTTTTGTTACCTAATCAAAATTTACTATAGTAAATCTATCAGCAGGATCCATCGGAAATGGGCCTTTGCCGTATCCAAATTCTACCTCTCCATTTAATATCTGATCAGTCATCTATATAGGATCTGAACTTAAACCAAATTCCTACACTTCAGTAAGAGATCTATATACAGGTCTTTTCCCTTCAGACGCCTAACTATTAATAGACCCATTACTTTGTCTTAAGTTGACTGGGATTATACCTTTGGGAGCCACTTGGGGTAAAGTAGCAGATTTGTCTACAAAATAGTCAGGAGAGTATGTTTTAATATATTTATCTATAATACTCTTACGTAATTGTCTAAGTTTATTTATTTCACTATTAGTCTTAGAGCTGCTTACGTTCCAATTACGCATTTTAGCTCTAGCTTTATCTGGTTGATATAAAGCTAGATTGTATATTAATTTCTTACCATCTTCCGTAGTTTCTTCGATAATTAAATGTACTGCCATTCTATCTGCAGCATCTCTTTCAGATTTTCGAGTCTCCTTATTATCTGTAACTATATAATAGGCTTTCTATTTGGATAACCAACCCGGTATAGCTAATTTAGATGCTAATTCTATTCCTGGTCTACACTCTCCATCAAATTGTACAGGTTTACCATTAGCTTCAATTGGCATAACTTCTGTAGAGTTAAAAGCATAAAAGAAAGTAGAATGTATTCTATTAGTTTCTACTTTTTTCTTAGTATCTAAACCAGGAGATTTATCTGTCTAACCCAAATAGTTTGCAGCTTCTTGAGTAGTAGCCATGTCTACAGCATCTACCTACTCAAACTACCCTTGCATTTCTATCTCTTCATCACTTACCGGAGACCCTAAAGATGGATCCTCATTACCTACCCAAGTATCAGTTCCGTCTGTATATATTATATCATCCTAAGTCTCTAAAGGGATCTCTACAGTTTCATCAGTAGCTCCATCAAATGATTCAGGAGTAAGATTAACGATAGGATTTATCTGCTTTGGACTGATTGGTTCCTAGCGCTTAGTATTATATGTAGACTATTCAGACTATACCTCTTCTTCCGTAGTAGTAACACTTTCAGTAGAAGCCATATCAGAATCTTCAACATTACCTATATCTGCAATAGGTCCACCATCTTCAATAGTGTCATACTTAGCTTTTAACTCGTCTATCTCTAGAGTATTACTATCTACATTATCAGTAGCAGCTCTATCCTAATCATTAGCAGAACTCTATGCTATTTCTATTACGTCGTTATCTTCTATATATTCTTTATCAGATACCTCATCTAGCATAGCGTCTATGTCACTAACTTCCCCAGTATCTCCAGTATTATCAGTTACTTCATCTACTTGTTCTTCTGAACTACTGGTAGCAATTTCATCAACTGGAGTGTTTACAGAGTTTCTATCTGTATCATCTGATACATTATCTACAGTATGTGTAGATTCCTAAGATGTCTCTTTCTTATCGCTACCTTGATTATTGTCTGGTTCTACCTATGTTTTACTTGATGATTCCTCTGTTGAAACAGGTTGACTATCTATAGGAGTGTCAAACTCTTCCTAATTTTCTACTTGGGCTTGCTATAAAGATTTTCTAGTATTACGTAAGTCTTCTCTAAATATAGCATTAGCTAATGTACGTTCGTTAGCTTCTACATTAGCACTATTTTCTATATCACTCCAACTCTAGTTAATCTTATGATTATAATAACTTATCAGTTGCCTTCTAGTAGGTTCTTCTTGAGTCTGATGATCCTCTTTATATTTCTCTGCATACTCAGTTAATACAGACTATTTTTCAGAATCATCAAGAGTGCTCCATAAAGGTTTTCTTTCTACTAAGTATCTATTAGATATAGATAATCTACCGGTATTATATGTATTTAATTTTGTAGATATGATATTTATTATTCCTGCATTAAGTATAGATGGAGCCAATACGTTTTCTAATTCCTCAATATTAGCAGGATCTTGTAGAGTATTAAATGTTCCCTTAAATAAAGTATTATCTAATTTACTAAGCGAATCTTTGATCTCTCTCTAACGTTTTTTTATAAATTCCTGTAAACCATTTATACCTTGTTTAGATATATCTATTCCATATTCAGTTTTGATTTCTTCGAGAGTTTTTTTACGCTGGTTAAGATCTTTATTTAATCTATCCAATACTCTGCTAGTAGCCCTAGTAACAATAGAGTTAATAATAGGAGCTCTAAATTCAGATAATTGTATTGCTGTCTAACCTTCAGCCAAACCGTTAGTATAACTCTCATACTACTGTTGAATGAATCTATTTAACGGAGAATCAATACTTTCATTAAATATCTATTCTATTTTTTCTGTTACTTTCTTATCTGATAAGTCAAACAATTCAGAAGCTTCATCAAAACTATTAATTAATTCTACATGATTTTGTACGAACATCTCGAAATCTTTACCAGACTTACGATTTATTCCCAGTTCTTTTAGATTATTATTTATATCTTTGTTCTTATATACACCATATACTATACGAGAAGTTTCTATATCCTCGTCAATCATCTTATCAGTAACATCTGTACCTTTATATCTCTTTAATTCTTCTATACTGTTACGTAAGTATTCAGGAGTATTCCCGTTACGATAAGAATCTAAAAATTGTGCTACTTTGAAGCTTCTATCTACTCTATCAAGATTTCTAGCAGAAAGTTCCTAGATACTTAAATCAGATTCAATTTGTTTTCTAGTTCTATTAATTTGCTATATATCGGGTCCAGCTCCCATAAGAGCACCAATAAAGCTACCAATACTCATTGCTTTTCGCAACTGATCATCGGTATTATACATATCATTCCAATGTAAGCCGTTATATGCTAGTGTAGCTTCAACAGCGGCTGTACCAGATTGAATTATACCATCTAAAAAGCTGTAAGGAGACTCCGTCTGAGTGCCATCTACAGGTATATCTGAATATCTCTTTTGGAATATAGACTGTTGCCCTTCCTCAATTCCTTCAGATATAGCTCGTTTTCCAGTATGTAAAGTAAAGTTAGCTATAGATTCTAGAGCTCTCTTAGTTGCTACTTTCTACATTGGATTATCGAAAACTTTGTCCGCAATCTTATTCGTTCTATCTTTTACTGCTTCTATTAATTTTCTAGTTCTAGCATTTTTCATAGCTGCAGTACCTATACCGTTAGCTATAGCTTTAGCCCCTATGGTATTATTTACTACTTTTCCCGTATACGATAAACCAAAATTCTGCAAATAATCACTAAGTGCTAAGGCATTATTTCCCTATTCTATTTCAGTAAGACCAACTCTAGCATCTTTAGCAAACTTATTATAGTTCTAATCACTAGTTTGAATATTATATGCTAATCCAAATTGAAGCTTTTCAAGGTCATCCATGGAGAATACATCATATCCTCTGGATTCCAATCCAAACTCATAATCTTTCATAACTTTATTAATGTCAAACTTATCAGAGTTCTCTAATAATTTTTGTGTATATGATGATAGTACTTCTGCAGCAGTTTCTTTATGTCTAAAGTAGGCTGTACTAAGTAGGTTGACTCCAGTTTCTCCTAATGCCCAAAGACCAGGATGTTTAGATGCTCTACCGCCCCACTTAACAAGATGAGCTGTAGCCATAGTGGCTCCCATAGCTTGCAATTCTGACAAACTGCTACCAAGATGGGTTAATCCATACTTATATGTGCTAGGATCAAATAAAGAAACCTCTACTTCCTACCTCTATTTATCAAAAGCAGGATCAATTTCATCTGGATCATAAGTAATCCCCAAAGGTACTATTCCAAGTAGAGGATCATGCAACATATGCTTTGTTTTTAGAGCTTTCTGCTTAGCTTTAATTTCAGATTCCTTTTCAAATAGTGCCACATTAGCATCCTCTAAATTCTTGTTCAATCTATCTAGTTTGTTAGATAATTTAGCTGCCGCAGTTAGTCTATCATTTAATTCATTATTAGTCTAATTCCAAGATAAGTCAATAATATATTGATTTCTATTATTCTACAATATAGAATTCATGACATCTCTAGATACAGCCTTGGGATACAATTGTCCAGGATGTGTAAACGCAGGTTCTATAGCCTAACCGTAAAATATATCTCTTATGTATGGATTAGTTTTAGCTGCTTCTTTTACTTGTTTTTCTAGCTCTTGTACCTCAGACATTACCTTAAAGTAATCTGGACCATCTACAGATAATTCTCCTAGTAATGTTTTTTGCTCTAAGTAACGTTTAGCAATCTCTATTTCCGGTATCCATTTACCTTCTGTTTCCCTTAACTCATTTACTCTAGCTTGAACATTTATAGATAATGCATCACGTACATTTATATTTACAGCCTGGTCTATATAACTAGAATCATTTCCATTTTCTCCCTTATAGTTATCAGTAAATAATCCTATTACAGCCTTACTTAAATCAGAAGCAAAATCGTATGACGAACCTACACCGGGTAATTTTTTAGTAGATTGTTCTTGTTTCTCAGTTATTTCCGATTCTTCAAGTGAAGTATCATAATCTTGTATATTATAATTAAGTTCTTCTTCTAACTGATTCCAAGCTTCATCTCTAACAGCTCTAGTACCAGTCTAACCAACATCAAACGTATTTAAAGAGCTAATCCCCGATTCAGAGAAATCGGGGGCAGTTCTTTTATAGTTTATTCTATTATGACTTAAACTTGTTCTATCCATATTAATTATTCATTATCGTCGTCTATGTTACTATAAGGGAATCTCATACTTTCTGAGCGAATATTCTACATTACATTTACGTTAGTACCAACTTTTCTAGAATTTTGGAACTATATATCAGCGGCAACTGCTGCCTAACCAGAGCTAGGTATTACAGTAGCCACAGGTACCATAACGTATTCAGTATCATTCTTAGTAGTAATAGACTTACTATCTATATTATCTCTATTATCTAATCTTACTACTACAGACCCACTAGTATCACTATTATTCAAAGTTACTACTTCTAATCCCGCTTCTTTAACTGCATCATATAAAGATCTAGCATTTTCATCATCATCTTTACCAGATGAAGTAAAGAATTTATCTTTATTAAATTGATTTAACGGAATAAATGCATATTTAGTTTGATAAGTTTGACCACCGTCAGTTACCTGTTTAGTTTCAGGAGATATAATAAAATTATTAAATTCTCCATTATTCCACATATCTGTAAATATGGCATTTCTTGCAGTTTGTGTGCCTAACTAATTAACATCTCCGAGCATACTAAATGCTAATTCATCTTGTAATATAAAGTCACTAGATTTCTTTCCAATGTAATTACCATTACTATCTTTTTTACCAGTAGTACCATATTTACCATATATATCTATAGCAGTATCTGGATCTAATGGAGAAGAGAAAGCATTTATTACATAATCTATAGCTGCATTTCTACTTCTAGTATGAGAGTACACGGATTCAAAACTATTACGCAATTTATCTTGCATTACACTAGGGTCTAACTATTTTAACACAGCATCTCGTCTATCTTTTGATAATACATTTATACCATGTCTAGTTACAGCATTCATTTCTTCTGGAGTCATATCTGTAAAATTTTCGTATATTCTACGTCTAGAATCCATATGAACTTGTTCTGTAAGATTAAGTAAGTTATTAGGATTATTTTTAGCGGCGGCTGCAGCTCTAGCTTGTATCTTGGCACTTTCTATCCACCATGGATCTCTTTGAGCCTGATCGTAAGCAAATTCTCTACCTGCGGTAATGAGTGTTCTATTAAGCTGTTCTTCAGCATTCTGTCTACTAAGACCTTGTCTCTATAATACTTCTAAATGCTTTTGATATTCTGGGGTATTCTGTATACTAGATAAATTCCTTTGAATTTCATAGTCTGTTCTATCAGTAGAAACTCCTTGATGAATCCATCCATCTTTAACTCCCATAAAACTAGCTTTCAGATTATCAACATATGGTCTTACTAAGTCTACTTCAGATTTATAAGCAAGAGGAGCTATATCGTTAAATATTCCACTATCTACTGTGTTATAGTTAGTGAAATCTACGTCATGCCAAAGAGGATTGTACATACCCTTTATCATTAATTCCTAATTAGCTTTTTGTCTAGCTAGCATTCCTTCTCTACTTTGCTTTAAGTTACTAAGAGTAGCATAATCAAGATTAGCAATACGAGAATTCAATCTAGCTCTAAAGTTAGCATCTTTCATTGCATCTGGATTAGTAGCAGCTTCGTCTATTAAGTCTCTTATCTTTCCTAAAGAGTTCTCGTAGTATCTCTAAGTATCTACAGCAGAAGGAGATTGAAATTCTCCAAACTTACTAACAGTATTAGTAAATTCATTAGCAGCTTGCTCAACGGCTTGTCTTTGTGCCTAACCTATTCTATACAATTCACCAAAATTAATTGGTACATAGGTATTCATTATAGGAGCTTCCGCAGCTCTATCATATCTATTAGCTTGCATTATTTACCTCCTTTTCTACTTATTGTATTACGGTTAGAATTCATCATAGCTCTGAGATCATCTTCAGTAAAACCGGCTTGCAAGAATCTTTGATACAGAGGCCACATTTCCATATCTCTAGCTCTCTGATTACGCATCAATTCTCTATTCTGAGCCCATTGACTTAACTGACTTAAACCAGCTCTACGTATATTTCTAGCAGTAGCTCTATTCTGAGCATTAGCTTCATTAGCTATATTCGTAGCATTAACCCATTGCTGTCCTAAACTATTCATAGTATTAGCATAATCACCTAAGTATTGGTTATTAACATTACTTTCTTGAGATCTTAAACTAGCTATAGCTCTGTCAGTATTAACAGCTGACTGTAATCTATAAGCTAAGTTAGCTCCTGTATTAGTATTAATTTGGCTAGCATTATAATTACTAGTAGCTCTATTACGGTTTAAATCTTCAATAGCAGGACTAATATCATATCTACGTCTACGCATCGTATTACTAATACTAGTAGCATAAGGATTATATACTGTATCAACTGTTTCAGGTCTACCAGTAAATAGATTAGACATAATAGGAGTTAAAGAAGCTATCCCTGACAAAGCAGAACCCCAATTAAATTTATTATTATCAGGCTCAGGTTTACTATAAGCATTACTTTTAGGTAAAGTAGTAACCTTATCTGCTTGAGAAGTAAGGGCGTCTCCTAAACCTACCATTTCACTATTAGTAGCAGTTAGTAACTCTGGATGTTTTGGTTTCAGCGGATTAACTGTACCATACCAAGTAAACGGTAATTCTGGTTTACCTTCATCAATTAATCCTGTATTCGTAGAAGTAAAAGTTGCTTTACGTCTACGTGTTGGAGTACTAGTACTTGCTGTAGCTGTATTTGATGCAGTTGGCACATGATACCATTGATTATTACCAGTTCCCCACTGTACACTAGCCCCCCATTTACGATTAGGGTTATAGATAACATCTACTATTCTATCTCCTAAACCAGGTTTAATCTCATCACCTAAAGCAGCTGCTTGTATCTACTTAGTCTTAGGTTTAATACCTTTACTTTGTTTAACAGATTCCTACATAGCAAATAACTAATCATGAATCATATTATTATTCATTTCATTTAGTTTTGCTGCATTCTCTGCAAATCTGTCATTATATTTACTTTTCTTCTTTGCCATCATTTTCTCACCAAGTTGTGCAAACGTTTCTTTTCTACCAGGTACTTTAAGTTTATCACTTAGTACTCTACTACCTTCAGGTAAACTAACTAAATTACTATCAGTAGGTTTGTTATTCTCTGGTACTTTACTTATACTTCCATCGGGAGTCTATATTAATTCACCATCATCTACATACGCTAGAGAAGAGGACATTCCTCCATTAGCCATAGTATCTGTATTCATCCCTATCATATCTTCATATGCTTCACTTTGTAGGTAATTAGTACCTTGCACAGCAGCTCTATTGCTATAAGCATTCTTCTTAATTGCTGCTCTTTTCCTACGAAGTTTTCTATTACCGAATGCTCCAATTAGACCACTACCAAGACTACCTTCATCATAATCAGTAAAAGAAGTCATTCTAGCCTCTTCACCGGATCTACCTATTAGCCCTATACCTGCTCCTACTGCAGCACCAATTGTACCAGCAACTTTATAACCAGTAGCTGCACCACTGGCTATGTCACTTACAGATTGTGCAGCAGCTTGCCCCCCTGTAGTAGCGTTAGATTTCTAAAAAGGAGTAGTTAAAGTATTTAATATATCAGGAGCATTTTCAAGCATGTTATTCCCAATTTCTTTGAATTGAGTTCCAAATGCATATGCTGGTACTTTTGTTTTCTTTTTACTTTTCATATCAAATTAATGAATTTCTGTATGTTGTTGTAATCTATGGTATTTCAAAAGTATGATCTATATCAGAATCTAACTCATAATCGCATATCATATACTTACCTCTTAACCTAGCAGGTAACGATAACGCATCTTCATTCTTATCTGCTCTAGGTATAGGGAATCTAAATGTATCTTCTCTATAATCGGTTATTATATGTTGTTCAGGAGTAATAACATTACCTTCTTCATCAAGTTCTTCTTCAGTATGCTCTCTAATAGCTTCTTGATGTTTGGTACTGAATTTCATATAATCTATGATATCGTCCTTAATAGACTCTTGATTACCATCTCTAAACTCTCCTTGTAATCTAACATTATCAAATACTTTAGTATAAGGAGCATTCTTATTAATAACTATTTCTAATTTAGCTTTTCTATCTAAAGGAGTTAACCCTATTACTCCAGTATCATGTATAGTATGCAATTCGTTGTCTTTTATTGCTACTACTCTATCAGAAATAGGTAACGACCATTTAGGATTAAATGTATAGAAAGATGTAAATCTACCTAACTACTCATTAAATACTAGTGGTTTATTTAGTACATTAAACCATACCTCATTATACTTCTTATCAAATAAGGACATAGCTTTAGCCCTATCTTCTTTAATGTTTTTATTAAAGTAAGATTGTACCTGCTTTTCTTTAGATAACTAACTTACTTGACCTGTATAAGAACATATTTCGTTCTTATCATAATCGTACCAATAAAGCACATTATCTGAATTAATTATACTCTTGTCATTCTTAATAGACGAACCATTAGTAGTAGTTACGTAGTCGAATCTACTTAATATACCACCAGTACCTAATACTAGTTGATTTACATTATCGTCAGTAATAAGTGATCTTTCATTGACAGAAGCTACTCCTACTCCAGTATCTTGGAAATAGAACAGTCTATCTTTGAATACTTTTAGATTGGTTATGTCTCCCCACTGATTATCTACATCTAAGTAATCAGCTACTTTGAATTTAGACCACTAATCTATTACTTCATTATTAGTCTTAGCCTATGAAGTTAATATTCTATTAGTATACCTTACGTCTTTATCAGCATACATAGAATTAGGTACATATAATTTACCAGTATTCTATGCGGAATAAACAGAATTATATACAAAGTAAGGAAGATCTTGTACGTGTATATCCTACATCTAAGTAGGCTCTAACTGTAACCAAGAATCTGCAAAATTTGAACTAGTTACTGTTCTATGAATCTAATCTCCGTGGAACAAATTCATATTAATAGAACTTTCAAATGGTATATAAGCCCCTATATAATTCTTCATTCCGTCCCATTCTTTAGCGTCAGGTAATTGGAATAGCATAGTATTAGGATAATCTAATAAGCTTAGATAAGTATCTCCTCCAAATACATATTTACTATCATGTGCTGCTATACTTATGTATACAGAATTCTGCCTAGATGAGAATGTATTACCCCCATATATAGAATTACCATCACGTTTAACGTTAAATACAGGAATAGCATTAGTAGAATCAAATGGATGGAGCTCTGGGTATTTGTTAGTAGGTACACTATTAAATCCAGAGAATACATTCTATAATTCAGGTACATGAGCTATGATACACGGACCAGCTGGACCTTGTAATGATTGATTATCATTGTGAATAAAGTCAGACATAGAGTAGTTAGTATAAGTTCTATTACCAACATTTATTCTTTTAGCTACTACATCTGGAGCTCCATACATGTTATAGTCTATGTTAGGTGGATATTTAGCATCTTCAATATATGATGTAGATTGAGATTGCCCAAATGTTGGAACGAAATATTTAGCTATTGATGCTCCACGGTATACCTTATTACCTCTACTATCTTGATAAGGGAATCCTACAGCTAATACATTAAGACCCCATCTACTACCATAACCTACATATGGCACAGTATCTTGCTGCAATACTCTACCATCTATCTGAGTAACGTAATCCGCCGCAGCAAATATACTACGACTTACACTATTACCAATAGTATTACCATTTACATAGTTATCTTTAAAATCATCAAACTTACTGTCGTTTACTTTACCACCTACAAATGGAGAGTAGTATGAACCTATACCATCTAAGTACACACTTCCTTCAAACAGTTTAGTTGCATCATCACCCTGTACACATATTTCTGGAGATACTAAACGTATATAATCATTTACTCTCATAGTAAGAGAGAAATTACCAATATCTTCCGCTGTACCTGTTGATATTGCTAATTGTTCACCAATCAAACTACAGAAGAAAGGAGTAGGTCTCATCTCCAAACTACTATCTAATTCAGATCCCTATCCTACATATTTATCCTGCTCTTGAATTCTATACTCATATACGTAACTACCTACTGTTTGCATAACTACAGTCCTATCACGTTCAGTTCTATCACAACGAACTATCTCGTAACTCACTGCACCTACAGGCATCTTCTTTACTTTGAATTCTACGCCCAAAGCATTACCTATAAGAGTATTGTTCTCATATCTAAACGGAGGCATTTGAGAAGCATGAGGCATTCTAATATCCCCTATCCAGAGTACAGGAGAAGCTACCGATTTATCATTGTAGAATATTATACCAAATCTATATATCTCATCTCTTTGGTAACCTCTATAATTAGCAGCTATATATGGATCAGCATAGTTAGGTACATATGAATTATTCTATTGTTCCTTAGTAGGTTGTACTATCTCGGGCATCTTGTCAGTGCCTCTATTAATGTATCTAGTATTATTTCTAACAGCAGATACATTCATACTACAGGATTGATCTAATCTAAACTTATCTTGTTTATTACTTAAATTTATATCTGTAGTTATGAATGAATATTCTATATTAATACCATAACCACCTAATTCACCTTCCTTATTATATATATATACATTCTAGGAATTAGATGCATCCTTTGTATACTTTGTGTTATTAAAAGGATTTATACAGTCGTGAGTAATAGGAATGCGTTTTATAGCTTCATCGTCTGTTATAGATAGACGAATGTTATTACTATCTAAACTAGATAATAACTATACGCTTCCTTCTGAATTAGCTCTATATGCTCTAGCATCATAGTCATTACCATCTTCATCTTCTGGTATCCAAGTATTCTCTGTTACATTAGCAGCGAATAGTCTGTTTTGCATCTTAGCAAGAGTCTACGCTATAAACTAATAACCAGTCATAGCATTAAATTCATCTATGGATATATCGCTCAATGTAGAGCCATAGTCTACATACTGAATATCTGTTTGACCATCTGGAATATCTATTTCATCTACTATACTAATAACAGGAGTAGAGTTATTCTGTTCATAAAATAGGCGTATTACTCTTAACTTATTGAAGTCCTAAAGAGATAGCTCAGTAGATAACATTACTGATTTGTTAGATGATTTATTCAAGCCAGTACCTTTATATTCAGAACTACCTTGGCTAGTTACACTATTTGTTAAGTGAATTAGCTCGCTCATTGGAGAAGTAACAGTTTCAGTGCCATGCACATTAAATAATTGATAACAATACGTTACCATTCCAGCTTTAAGGTTACCTTCGGATAACCAACGGAATTTAAACGGCAATAAACTTACTACTGGAGTTATTTCTAATGAACCAGGATTGATTATATTCCCATTCTCATCTATAAGATTAGAATTGTCTATATACTTATTACTCATTATGTTAACAATCTTAATAGGACTGTTTCCATCAGTAAAGTATATCTTTATATTAGTATCTGATTCATAGTTACCTACAATACTTAGTGTAGGATTTTTAGATAAATCTTCACATAATCCTAAAGCTCCTTTACATACTAACTTGATTTGAGGCATGTTGGTATCGAACCCCATTAATCTGTATATCTTATTAATGTTATCAGATGTTTTAGTTATTACTACTGCAATATCATTTATAGTAGTAGTACCTATTATTGTCTCATCTTTAGGTATAATAGTATCGTATCTTCTAGGATTCTCTATACTTTGTAATACTCCTGTAGTTCCTCCATCATTAGTGATAACACGAACATCCTCAGCATATCTATACTGAGTATCTGGTATCAAATTTACGTCCTAGTCCATATTAAGACCACCCGTAAATGTATTAACTTGTGCAGTATTACTTATCATATCAATCTTAATGCGCTATCTTGGTTATATAATATCTGTTCTTCGCCACTAGTACTGAAGAAAGTATCGTGATCATTCATCTCTGGGTATAGTTTGTGCCAGGTATTCTTTACATTCTCTAAATCATCTACAGTAGGCATCATAGCTTCAGCATATGCTTGCTTACGATAGAAGTTATAAGAGTTACGTATATCATAATAATCTCCCTGACTTATTTGACCTTTTAACTTTTTAGGATACATTAACTTCATAGTAACATACCAGTATATTGCTTCCTTATAAGACTCTAAATCTGGTATCATGGGCATACTATCTTCATCAGTATATATAGCATAATAAGATACCTTAATATATCCTCTAGGTACATTAGTCATTATATAACCAGGTTTAGTCATATACTATAAATCGTAACTATACATAGTACCATCTTTGTGACCTATTCTATTACCTAGATATCTACCGTTTGCTGTAGGCACAGTATTCTAGTTTATTAATGCACTTAATGTTTCTCTAAGGTTATTATCCTCATTTAACTTGTCTAATGCTTCTCTATCATTAGTAAGATTAAACATATTCTTAACCAATGGAAACATAGCTGCATCCTGTATCAACATACAAGCTTTACTACAGCATTGATTATCGTGAGATACACCAAAACTGGATGTTGCTTTTCTCATAGGTAACCAACCACCATTACAGCAGTATGAGTATGCTACCTAATCTAGTTTATACAAATCACAAGGCAATGATACTTGGTGACATTCTATTGGAAGTATTTCTACTTTATGCTCAAACTACTATATAGCTCCAATCTTGAGTATGGATTCCATAATCCACTCCCGAATATCTGTAATACGTATCTCATCTTCTCTTAGATCGAGATCTGCTATTACTTTAGCTACTACAGAAGCTGAACTAATCATACGATTATTTATCATAATTCTGGGTAATCTTTTGTTTTGTTGAATATTATTTGAGCTAAATTTCTCTTGTTATCTCTTGAAGCTATAAACTAATACTTAGTTTTATTAGTAAGCAAACTGTCTTTCTTTGACCAAAAGAATCTATACTTATAATAATTACTATGGTCATTAAGTAGGTATACAGGCTTACCGGTTTCTTTTGTAGCTTTCCAGTCCCATCTAAGACTCTTGCCTGTGAATTCTTTTGGCTAATGTTTAATGATTTGTAAAGTACCTAATCTACATGGAAACTTGAACTCTTTACAACTGTACATCACCTCATCTCTAATGTACTAAAAATAGTCATTAATGATATTTTTATATGTCTATAAGTCAATATCGTATGGAGTATTAGGTTCTATGTACTATTTATAGCTTTCATAGAAATCAGTAGTAGTATAACTCTTTCTCTAATATTTCATATATCAATTATTTATTACTAACTCTGTTCTATGTATCATCATGCGCATCATTGGTATCATCACTAGGCATAGTAATCATAAAACGTAATTCTCTCTCTAATATCATCTATGTAATAGTTGGTATCATTGCAGACGGTATAGGAAACTCACTATCTGGATCAAAACAAGCATTAAGCTCTGTAGGATCTTCAGCTATTACATCTACACTGATATACTCTAGCTGATTAGAATCCCCATCTACATATATCCTATTATTCTTAACCCATGCAATATAGTCTTTACATGTAGCTTTTCTATACTTCTATAATTTAGCTTTAGTACGACTACCTATCTAAATTATATTACCAAACATATCACGTACATTTATTACTCCAGGTCTATAGTTAAAGTCTATTAACTTAGGGAGTTCTTTATCTCCTACATAAGTAAAGTAACCTGGTACAGTTTCTTCACGATCTAAATGGATAGGTTCTATAGTAGTAAGATATAATTCATTTATATCTCTACCCTTATCTATATCTTGCTTAATCAACATAGCCCTATAACCTATGATCCACTTTTCAATTTGTATTCTACTTAAATGCTCAGACTCTGCAATATTATTATTACGAGCAATAAGTAGAATGTTATCTACAAGCTAATTGAGTGTCATAATATATTATGTTTTAATAACGTTATAAGCCATATAACGCATTTTAAGGCTGTTATAGGCACTTTCTATTATTAGTAATACAATCCTTTAATTCAAGTAATAGCGGTCTTAAAAAGGCTTAAAATAAAAAAGGTTGATCTTATTGACCAACCTTATCCATAGCATTCTTCATATCCTAAGGGAGCATTTCCTTCATAGGTGGTGGTACCATCTAATTAGCTTTCCTTATTATATTTTTTAATTCGTTAACTTCTTTCTATAGCTCTAATATTTTATCGTTCTCTCTAGCTGGTTCATTATCTACTCCCAGCTTATCTAATAATACTTGACACTTAGCCATTTCTTCATCGCATTTAGCTATTGCCTCTTTTCTCTACTTATACGTATTATATTGATTACGTACTATATTTATAATTTCTTGTTTATCAGTAGATATAGTAAGACCTATAGAATTATCTGTTATAACTGATTTATTCTCAGGTATAGTAAACTTCTTAGTCTCTCCATTACACTATATAGTTATATCTACTACTTTCTTTCTGGGTTGATTAGGCATAGGGAACTATCCTGGTGGTAGTGGCTCATCATATATTGAACTTACTTGAGTAACAGAACCCTCATTATACTCAGTAGTTTTCTTGAATGTACCAACTACTTCTATTATATATACCTTGTCACCTATATTTAATTGATTGAATAACATAATAAGTTAGTTTTATAAGGGCTCAATTAAGAGCCCTTTTGTTTATTATTACGCACTTGGTGCGGTTATATTTGCAGGATAAGCATTCACTAACTAATAGACATTATTACATTTATTATAATATATTAGATATCTAAAGTTTAGTTGTAGGTTACCTGCTTGTACATCTTCTTGTAGAGCGTTGCGAAGCATAGATTGATTATTATTTTCACTGTTACCATCTGATAAACCTACTGGTAATGAAGCGCTAGCTTCAGCAGAAGACTGTCTTACATCCAGAAAGAACAATCCTTCGTTTGGCAAACTTCTATACTCTTGATAGTTAACATCATATCTTACTTCAGTAGAAGTAGCTACTACTCCAGTAGTTTTGAGTACTGGAATACCAGATATAGTATTTAATCTTCTACGACGCCTTCCAAATAAAAACGGACCCCAAAACGGGAATAACGGTTGTACATTATAGAAAGGATACATAATTACCTCCTTTCTTTATTAGCAACCACAACCACAGCCACTGTTATAACCTACGCCATTAAAAGCTGCGTCACCAGCATAAGCTCCCATAGCAGCAGCTCTAAATATCTCAGGATTATAGCATGACAATTGCGGGTAAGGAACGCTTACTGTATTAGGTAATTTACATTTAATACCATCCACATCTGACTGTAAAGAGTTCAGTTTAGTTACAATCGGAGCAGTAGCAGAGCTAATCATATTACCAAAAGTAGCTGTCTGATGTTCTTGACTTAACTGAGTAAGCAGTGTGGAATTTCTCTCACGTAAACTGTCAATCTTATCAAGTAATGCCTGATTCTGCATAGCATCTAACTTAGCAATTATAGATTGAGTATTAGCAGCGCCACTATCGCGAAGAGCTAAAGTATTGCTGTTCATAGTATTAACTAAGTTGTTAGTCTGATTGCATACAGACAGCTGGTTTTCATAACCCATCTTAGTAATATTGTTATTTACAGCATCAATAGATCTCTGAGTAGTGCAGCAGCAGTTAGCCAACTCAGAAGCAAGAGTTGCATTACCAGAAGTAATAGCATTAATTACTTCACAGCTAGACAATTTAGTATCACAAGAAATCTGACTTACACCAGAATTGATAGTATTAAGAGCTGTCTGAACAGCATTAATATCACAATTCAAAGTATTAGACAGTGAGCTTATAGCTTCCTTATTGCCATTAATAGCTTGCATTAACAGGCTGGTATTAGCATCAGTATTCAGCTGAGAAGCTAAACGACCTGCGTCATTACCTCCACGACCGAAACCGTTACCACCAAAACCACCCCAGCAGAAGAAGATCAAAATGATCCAAATCCACCACCAACCGCCGTTTCCACCGAAACCACCGTTGTTCATCATAGCCATCAAAGCAGCCGGATCCATACCTTTATTAGCGTTTTGCATTAAAGCAGCAAGACCAGCATCAATACCACGATCCTGCACAATAATTCTATCTTCTAACATAATTGATTTAATTTAAAAATTGATTTTTATTAATATCTAACGTAGCGAACAGCTTTGCCACGTCCATATTCTGAATAAGGTTCGTACTCTTTTTCTCTTTCGAGCATACGTTCATAGTCATCTTCATAATCTCTAGCTCTGCTAGTAGAATATACTCTACGACCACCACGCATCATGCCACCTCTTCTACCACCTCTACGGAATAAGCCTATGCGTTCAAACTCGTCATCATCGTCATCTTCGTATTTGTCACGCTTTTCAACTTCTTCCTCATAGCATTCCATTTCAGCTTGTCTGATCTTATCACACATAACGTAAATATAGTAGTACCACATCTTACCTTCATCAATGTCTTTATCATTGATCCAAGCCTTTGCCAATTCAACAAAATGCTTAGTGCTATTAGAGTTGGTCATACTTATAATTACTTTATAGTAATCAGAATAAACCATGTTAAGTGCTACGAACCAATCATAACGGTTAAATCTGCTACCCAGATTTATTCCGTACTGACTAGCTAATGCGGTAGTTTCTTCTACAGACCAATGCGGTCCACGAGTACCATCCTCATTTTCCATTTTACTTACAGCTTTACGAGCATGTTCCTCATTGAAGTGAGGACCGTGTTCTGCTTCGTAAGCCTTTACACGAAATATTCTATGCATATTATTATTGATTAATATTATTGAATATATTGATTATCATTTTGGTAACTCAATTACACGAGTATCAGTTACCTTGATTATTGGATTACTGTTAACTATCTGATATTTTTTGGTACGCATACGTTTCCAATCAAAGTGCAAGAACCTAATAAAGCCGTTACGGTACTTATTCTTGTATTCTTTCTTCTCTTCTACAAACAGAATCTACTGATTCTTAATATCTAATGTGGCTTTAAGGATTGAATCCTTTCTACTAACTATGATAGTTGTTAATGGATTAATTTTAAGTTCTTCGTCGAAATCTATTAGCTTATGTTTTATAATAGTTCTAACTGAATCTTTAATCTCGGTATTGATTACATTTATATTAGTTAGGTTCTTGTCTTTGATTTTAAGCTTTTTCTAAGCATCCTTGGTTTCTTTTAATAAACTATCATTACTAGTATTTAGTTCTTCTATAGTAAGCTATAGTACTCTGTTTAACTATTCTTTCTAGGATGCTAGTTGTTCATAAGCTCTAACATTGTTAGTTATTCTGTCAATCTCTTTATTCTTTTTCTGTAGCTAATGGTTCTAAACAAAAACAGTCGCAATAAGTAAACTAACTAAACCTACTGCGACTGCTCTGAAATTCCTTGTAAACCAATTAACTATCTAATTCAGTATTGGAATCATCTGGTAATTCTTTATCTAATGGTATATCTAAATATTTCTCTCCTTTTGCTTTTATAACCTTCTTGAGGATTTTCCATATCTTCCATTGAGGATATAAGTCGCTAAATGATTCTAGTAACGACCAAAACTCAACTAAGGCTATCATTCCTGCTACTATTTCTACAGCATGCAGGTTAATAGAGGTTACTACCAGCTAATCTATTATTGACGCACTAGTTATTGCTACTGCTGCATCTCTAGTCTTCCATATAGTTTTCCATGCTTTATGTGATTCAATCTTAGGATGCCCATATTTTTTAGAGACTTTATAACCATAGATAGCATCAAGTAGTATCAATGCACCGACAGCAGTGATAGGAACCCATACAGGCGCGAATATAGAAAGTAACCCAGTTATAACAGAAGCTACGCATTTATCCGCACTACTGAACATGTTCTTAAATATTGACATAGTATGTTCTCCTAATTGTTGGTAATTCATAGATAGTAGCTGATAATAAAAATCAAATAAAGCCCTAACAGATTAAAAGGGGAGTAAAATCTGAGAGGGCTCGAAATTCCGTTTGAGATTATAACTATATAACGATAAGGTTTATTTAAAGTTTCTATTTTGAAAATCTTCTTGCATAAACTAATAGCTCTTTATAGCGTAATATTTTCTTTAATAGATTAATACCATTACAATGTTTAAGCCAACCTATATGACTACACATTTCTTGTTTGTAATCTTCTACTGTAATGTGCTTCTTTCTACCTAATCTAGCAGCTTTCCTGCACATACTACGCTTAATATTCTTTCTTACTAAAGTATAGTCATGCCTTATTACATAACCTACAAATGATATTCCTCTATCTTCCACCTTAAATACCTGATAGTTATCTTTAAAAGATAATTTTAAAGTAGCTATATACTACTTCATTTCTTCAAATAAACTCCATAGGTATTCTTTATTATTATGCAATATTATTATATCATCTGCATATCTGAAATAATATTTGACCTATTTATCTTCTTTAAGCCAATGGTCAAAGTAAGTAAGATATAGATTAGCAAAGAACTAAGATAAGTAATTACCAATAGGTACACCTTCTGCTGAATCTATTATTTCATCTAATAGCTGTAATAACTTCTAATCTTTTATCTTCTTTCTTATTATGCTTTTTAATACTTCATGATCTATACTAGGATAGAACTTTCTGATATCTAACTTAAGACAATAAGTAGTATTATCTACATCTTTTAAAGCTTCTTTAACATTATGTAATGCTTCGTGAATACCTCTGTGTTTAATGCAACTATAAGTATCTTTAATAAAGATAGATACCCATATAGGTTCCATTATATTCATTACAGCATGATGTACTATTCTATCTGGATAATAAGGTAATCTAAATATTAATCTTTCTTTAGGTTCTCTGATTATAAATGTATTATATTCAGAAGTTTTATACGTACCGTTAATTAAATTCTGCTATAGTTTTTTAAGTAATTCTTCTTTATTCTAGTCAAACTCTTTGATATCTTTTCTACTAGATTTATTTCTTCTAGCTTTCTTATCTGCTAAATATAAATTGTCTAAGCTAACAATCTTATCGAATAAATTATTATATCTCTTCATAAATAATATTTTCTGAAATACCTTCGTGCATCTTCGCTTTTGCTACCAATGCACTTAAGAAGCATGTCATATTTTACCAAGAGGTAAGGTTCAGCCCTTGATTTTTTTGTCAGTTATAATTTTTTTAATGTATTTCAGTGTCCTGACATTCGCATTGGAATTGTCTAACTCATTGTTAGAATTCAAATTGAACAAACCTGCATTAGACTCATTGTCTGAGTTACTGCTGATTTACTCACGACTGCAACCTTTTATTGGTTAATTAAAACCAGTTTTCTTCAGATTCTATAGAATCCAATTGTTCATAATCCTCATCATTTAACTCTAATGTAGCTGGAGCAGCTGGCAATGCCGGTTCACCATAGAAGGTAATTCGAGTCCCGACATGCGCAGAGGAAAGGTCCAACCCATAGTAAGAAGCCAAAAGGAACAAACCCGCAGAAGACCCATAGTCCGAGCGACCGCCGATTAGAAGAGTTCTAGGTGTAGCTGTAGCACTAGTCCAGTGATAATCACAATAATAGGTTGTAGCACTAGCTCCATTTCCTACTACAGCTGGGAATAGATCTGCCTAATTATTATTAACAAGTTTTTTTACATATTGACTAGTAATTGTACTTTCCTTAAAGTCTTGTAACTCATAACCTGCTGTAATTAACTGTTCTGCAGTAGGATTAGTTCCTCCTTCAAATGTACCAAACTTAGTATAGTCTTTGCAGATGTATACACTATTATCAGTACCAGCAACTACTACATCAATTACATTCTTCCATACATGACCAAATGGATTCTCAATACCACGGTATCTAGGAACATTAACTACCTTAGTACCAGTAGATGCACCTTCTGCATTAGTGTTAGTATGAGTATACTCAATTATACCAGTACCATTACCTAACGAATTAGTAGTACCACAGGGTACAAATGACCATGTATCAGCACCATTTACCTTTACAGCTCCTGTAGTTACACCTTCACCTAAACCACCTTGATGATAACCCTCTGCAGTTAAATTAGCATTAAATGCTTTCTGACTATTTAATGTAGCATATTCTACTACGAATAACCAAGTAAGATCTCTGTGAGCATCATAAGTATAGATATTCCAGTTGTTAGTTCTATTGTTATTTCTAGCCATAGTCTGGAATTCTGTTCTAGTTTTGCTTACTATAGGAGCAGTATTACGAACTTGAGTTCTTAATAAATTATTATGATTTGAACTATCTAGATTTACACTTCCCTCATATGCACCAATATATTTCTTTTCTACTTTAGTATAACCAGGAAGATTGTATTCACTCATACGAATTTCAACTGTATTATCTGGAGTAGCTATAAGTAATCTATAATGTTCTGGAATTTCTACAAAAGCTTCTACACCAACCCCACTACTATCTTGAGATGAGGTAGTACCGTCTTCCCACTTAGTCCAGTCGTTTGCTTTTAAGTATTTCTTAGTATTATCCGTATTGCTGATAGTACACCCTCTCATCTTACTCTGGATAGGAAGTGTTTTATGCATTTCCATATTACCAGTACGTACACCATCAGGACTAGAACTATTAGCTAAGTCAAACTTAACACCATACCACAGTTCGTTTTCATTTCTACTAAGCTTACCAATCTCTTCATCAAGAGTAACTGCAGCACTTATAGCACTAGGACTATCTGCTAAGTAATTAGTACTTGATAAGTCAGGCATTTCATTAGCTTCAGTTAAACCTACCTTGTCATTTACTTTAAGTATAGTACTTCTAAGCTCTGTAATATCTTGATTTAAAGCTGTCTCTAAACTGTCAATATTACCTTGAAGTTCTGTATCCTTAGCTTTTAATCCGTTTACAGCTGCTTCTCTAGCAATCTTTTCATCATTAATAGCATCGGGAAGAGTTTCGTTGATAGCTATCTTCTCAGCACCAGTCATTAAACCAGCGACAGTATTAGTAGCAGGAGTAATAGTAATATCAGCTAAAGTAGACTATACATATTTACCTCCGCTCTTTTCTACTCCAGTAAGACTGATAGTAATGTTATTAACATCTGTCTGATCTAACTGGAATGTACTTAATAAATTATCTGGCATAGAGTTAACTACATTCTCCATAGCTTTACCCTTACCACCATCATAAGCAGTACCAGTAATATCGCCAATGATAATAGCATTAGAATCAATGTGTACCCATTGTGAACCAGACCATCTAAATTGATAGCTTACTTCACCAGGAGTTACATTAACATATATTTTATCTCTCTCACCTACTATAGGAGTTTCATGTTCAGCGTCTGCATATAACTGTATATCCTAAAGTACTCCAGTAGGGGATACAGTATAAGTAGCATATGCATCCATCACATCATCAACATATGAAGGCAATTGACTAGCAGGTACTTTACCATTACCATCAAGTTCAGCAAGACCATTAGGTTGACCTTTTAATGCTTTGAAGTCCTATAAGTCTTCATTCACATCATCAATCTTAGTATCCAGCCTATCTACTTGAGCTTTTACAGCAGCATCACCTTTATTAATAGCATCTACTATACTAGTACCTTTAAAGTAGTTATTGCTACTATTATCAGGTAAAGATATAATGTCACTATTCTTATCATAGTTTAAACCAACAGATTGAACGATCTCTTTAATGTGAGTCCATTGGTCTACATTAGCATCTCTATTCAGTGGTATCCATTTCTTAAGATCAGGACTATATGACTTAATAACATTACCAGTACTGTCTGTTGCTAAGTCAATCCAGTAAGAAACCTCTTTAGGATTTGGAGCATACTTAGATGCTATGAAATTAGGATTTTCTTGTTTAACCATATTTGCAAATATTTAATAATTAAATAATCTCCTGTTCTGGAGTATTGTATTCTTTCTATCTTGTATATTCATCATTGAAATATACAATATTGTTTTCATTATGTTATTGGATTTAATGCTACAACTTGACCAGCTTCAGTCTTATCAAAGTAATTAACTACAGCAAATTCCTCATCTGCTGCCTAACCGTCTCTACTGCTTACATAACTCCTAATAAACTGCTGACCTCTCTTTTCACTATTACCCGCTACATATCCATATCTGAATGCAGTACTTATACTATCATTGTATATAGTGCCATTCTCATTCATAGCGATTACTTTAATCTATCCTTCCTCAGTCATAGTATCAGTATTCAGACATCTAACAGATCCTATTATTATATCTCCGTCTACATTAGTCTAATCATTCCATGTCTTATACTATTTACCATTAAATGTAACATAACCATTAACGGAAGTACTTAAAGTACCTTTATGTGTAAAGTCTCTCTATATCGTTAAATTGGGCATACCTTCTACGCTATCATCTACAGGATTAATTTTATACCATCTATCAACGTATTTAACAGCTTCTCCAACCCATATTTTATTAGGCATACCTTCTTCAGACACCCAACCATCTTTATCAGCGAATACAAATGATTGACCTGTTACTCCCATATCACTACCCTTCATTTGATATGCTTTTACTATAACTCCTCCTTTATAAGCAGTACATTCAACAGTCACAATACCGTCATTTTTATTTCCAAACCAGTTTCCTCTAAGCTATACAATTAACTATTCCGGCATAGTTAAACTAGGATCATTAGTATATACATCTTGTATGGATTTAATGTCTACCATTACACACTCTGCTCCAGATTGAGTGTTATCGCCTCCCCAGTATAAAAACGGTTGAGTTCTATTTTCAGACGAACCCCAACTCCATCCTACTATTTCACTAGGGATACTAGGAGCGTTAGTGATGTTAGTACCGGTATCAAAATCTCTACCGTTAGAATCAGTCCATATGAATCTCAACTATATACTATTGAAATCATAGAAGTAAGCTACATCATCCCTAGTAGGCCATATATGATTTACTCCATCAAATACATCAGATATATTAGTATTGCCTACAGTTCTCTTTTGTAGGGGAACTGCTCGTCCCCCTGCTATACCTAACTCTAACATTATTCACTCTCCTCATCAATAATATTATAAGTCATACCTGCTACTTTAGTAAGCTAATTATATTCAGCTTCAGTACCAGTCCATATAGGTAATGATATCTTACCATTATTAGCACTAGGTAATGCTAAAGTAACACCAGTACCTTTGTTCATTGCCTGTTGTACTGGATCTAATACAGATATCTTATTCTCACTAATAAGTTTATTTATTAGCTAAGTGATATACTCTTCATCAAGTAATTCACCAACATTACCAAGATTATTCTCAATATTAGTAATCTTATTATTGATACTAGTTATACTCTGTTCAATATCATCTATACTAGATTCTAGATTAGTAATTCTATTATTAACATTAGTTATCTTACTATCTAGATTATTTATTTTACTAGTAAGTTCAGATATACTTTGATTAACTTCATTTTTGAAATCACCTATTGAAGATTCTATAGTAGTATCTATGTAGTTCTTAAGTCTATCATCACTAACTACTAAATCAACAATCTAGTTAATAGGAGCTTTAAAGTTCTAATCCTTCTCTGCTATTACCATGTATTCGTTTCCTTCTAGTATACGCTTAGGATCCAGCTCCAATATCTTTATACCGTCACATTTATTCATAACTATTACTCTTTAAAGAACCCACTAGGAGCACTTACTTTATTAAATACAACATTATCGGTAGTAGCTAATGACAATTGAGCTCTGGTAACTACATGAGGATTATCTCTTCTAGCAGCATGAGTATCAATAGCATTTTGTGCATTAGTAATCAATTGTTTAAGCTCATTAATCTGAGATTGCAGATTGTTATCTGCATTAGTTCTATTCTCAATCTCTTGATTAATTAACTCAGTAAGATCAGTAACTTTACCATCTACGTAGGTCTTAAGTTCATTCTTAGCTTTAGTAATTTCACTATTTATATAGCTTCTTAAATCACTGATCTATTGGTCAATCTTACTATCTAACTCTTGTATATTCTGAGTTAATTCAGTAATTTTCTGTTGAATAGAACTTAAGTCTCCTCCTATTATTTCAGTTATATCCTAACGCAGCTCTTCAATACTAGAATTGATATTAGTAATATCCTACTTGATACCATTAATTTCATTTCTAATATCATTAATCTGAGTAGTTAACTCTTCTACTTTCTAATTAATATACTACCACAGTCTATTAACTTCTTCTTTCAGTTCATCTTTAAACTCAGCTAATTCATTTCTGATTTCAGTTATAGCTTCATTAATAAACTGTTCTATCTAGTCAAGAGCTCTATTAATATAATCAATGATAGTATCTACTTGCTTATCATTCAGATCTAGCATCTCCCATGTATTAGTATCATTACGATAGTATCTAATACAACCACCATAGTAATTAGAAGTAACGTCAATCCAATAATCTACTTCTAGAGGATTAGGCTACGTATCTGATGCTCTAAATCTAACTATCTCTCTCTGTAACATATATTATGCTTTAAATGTTGTTATTTTATCTTCTGTTCCATCATCATATACATCGATATGAACCCAGTCACAATCTTCCTCTAAACGTACTTTACATGGTAATAATAAAGGTTTAGCCTTTATTATCTCTCTTACTTCTTCTGCAGTCTTATCATCACAAGTAAAGTCAATAGCATTACCTGTTACATGTGCAGATACATATACTCCTTTCTTACTCTTTACTAAAGGACACATATTACAACGCATACCTCTTTGATGCATATTACCAATATTGATATGCATTGGCATTCGTAAAATATCAGTACGTAGACACAGTAATACGTGTAGTAACTAAGTACTTAAGAACATCCATGATTGTTCTCCAAACCTACTATATATGTGGTTACATACTAATTCTTTTACATTAAAGTAAGGTTTAAGCTGTTTAATTATTTCTTCTCTCGGCATCATTGTTATTCATCATTAGAGCATCACCAACTAGATTGGCTGCTACGTTCATACCAAATTGTTTAGTATCATTATCTATCTCACTTACCTTTACGTTGATTTGAAGGAGCAGAAGATATATCTGCTCCAACAATTCTCTATCTGTCATATGTGCTAAGTACGGATTCATTAGAAACTAATAGTTTGATCTCCTGTTTGTAACTAGAACGATTTAACTAACTTATACCTATCATTCTCACGTACATATATATTCCCTATATTCCCAGCATAAATAGTTCCTCTATTAATAGCTAAACCATTAGAAGTTTTCCATGTGAATGTGTTAGGTACTACAAAACCTAAATATACAGTTTCACCTTCTACTGGCGTCTAACCAGAAGGGAATAAGTAACCAGTACTATAAGTAATACTAGTTAAAGTAAGCTTATTGTCAACTACCTATTGCCCTGCTTGGATAACATTTGTAAATACTTGAGCACCACTCTCTGCTTGAGTTAAAGTAATCTTAGCACTTCTCTAGTTAGTTGTTAAGTTCTATGCTACAGTTATATATGTAGTGTTGGTTGTAGTTCTTGCAGCATTAACCCAACTTGCGTTTGACGAGAATTCGTAGTTTAGAGATTCTGTAGTTTCACTACCGTCGCTTTTAAGTACAGTCTTATAAGAATTCACTGTAAGCGTCTCGTTCGTTTCTGCTGCAGTTACGCTTAAATTCGTCGGAGTTACGTTAAACGTATATGTAGGAGTATAACCGCTTTGAGTTATCTTTATAGATTGAGTCTTACCAGATTCATTCTATGTAAATACTAGAGTAGTACTTCTAGTATTAGAAGTAGTGTTTTTCAATATCTCTACAGTTATTTTTCCAGTTGTAGATACAACTACCCAATCAGTACCACCAGAAGTTAAACTATAGCCTATATTACTACCATTCTTAGTAGATACTGTTCTTGGTATGAAAGAGGCACCACTATATGGAGCATCATATGTATTTGGTGTTATTGTAAATACATATACATTTTCAGCAGGCTTAGCACCTTGACTAACATTAACAGTTAATGTATTACCAGAACCACTCTGAGTTAATACTACTTTTCCACTTCTTGCAGATCCACTATTATCGGATGCACTGATAGTAACTTTACTACTAGTAGTAGAAGTAGTTATCCAGCTAGGTTTACTAGACACACTCCAAGATTGACTACTACCATTCTTAGTAGATACTACTGGTATATTAGCAGCAGTTCCATTAGTAGAGAAATCCCACGGGAAGCTTGCGCTAACATCTGAGGTACTACCACCTTCCCAAGTAAATACATAATTATCTGCAGGTGGTACATAACCGCTTTGTGATATTGTAGCATAATCTCTTTTTCCAGATTCACTCTATGTAAAGTACACATTTGCAGATCTAGAAGATGTAGATGAATTAGAACTTATAGTAAATCTACCATTACTATATGTTGCCCACGAAGGTAATGTACTACTATCTATACTATATCCTAAACTGATCTGATTACCATTTACCAACTTATATGAAGTAAAGCCTATATCTCCTGTACCACCACTAGCTCCAACATTAACTTGCCATGGACTAATTGTAAATACATACTCAATAGTAGGTTCAGCACCTGCTTGAGTAACTGTACAAGTAGCTGACTTACCACCATGAGTTGCTTTAATAGTTGCGGTTCTACTAGATGTAGATGTATTCTCTCCTAATGTTAAAGTACTAGGTGAAGAAGTACTGCTAAGACTACCTAAGTTAGTAGACAGTGTAGGATTGCCTGTTTCTTCAGTAACATCTCCGCTAGCCCAATGTACAGTTCGCTTAGCACTAGCTGTAATAGTAGAAGTACCTCCACTGCTAGGTAAACTAGTAGGATTAGCTGATACAGTTATTACCCATTCTCCATATGAACTAACAGTATCCCCATTTTGTGACAAATTAATAGTAGCTGTCTTATTAGATTCATTCTGAGTTAAAGTAATTTTACCTGTTCTATTTGAAGCAGTCTAATTAGCAGAAGCACTTACTGTAGTTCCACTTATAGAGAATCCAGTACCAGATGCGCTAGAAGTTTTTAATGATACACTTATATCACCACTCTATTCTACTCCATCTAATACCTTTCTTTTGTAAGAACTATAAGTAAACTATTTACTACCACCACCAGCTCCAAATGACATACTAGTAGGAGATACTGTTAAGTAGTAATTCCAAGTCTCTGCTTTCTTACGTATATCATCTATCTTTACACATTCGTTAGCTCCATAAGTAGAAGCATTCTCAATAACGATTAATGAATTAATAGCTAAAATCTAGGTCTTAGTAGGGCATTCTGTCCCACTCTTACCTAGACTAAGCTTACTTAATATCATAGAATATGTTGCTATTTCATTACTCATGTTGCTTATTCTTTAAAGTTTCTATTTCAGCTTTAAGCTTTTCAATCTCATCCTTAAGCATCTTAACTCCTTCAATAGCTAATACACCTAACATCTCATACTCTACCTTCTTAACCTTAACATACTCTTCACCATCTTTAGTGAATGATTCAAACTGTTCGGGATTACTTACTTCAGACTTAAGAGTATCACTTTCAGTTACTATATCTTCAAAACCTAATTCCTCTAAGTCCTATGCTATCGTACCTATTTGCTTCTAATCATTCATTATAAATGATACAGTAGGTATAGAACATATCTGATCTAGAGTGTAGTCTAAAGGTTTAATATCTGATTTTAAACGAGCATCAGATTCTTTGAAGAAACCACCTGCTGCAGATACTTTACCAGAAGATGCTACATTACCACCTATGTAAAGTTTATTATCTCCAGCAATAGATCCAACATTAACCCCAACAATTACTGATCCACCGTTAGCACACATAAGTATATTCTTAGTACTAGCACCAGTAGAAGAATACCTATGGTTTAAATATAGATGGTTAGTATATGAATTTATTTCATTTGTGTGTTCTATATTTATACCTCCAGCTGCGCTAATAATATCATCTCCAGCATATATGGACTATTTAGGAGTTATAGTTACCATTCTAGCTACTCCAGAAGTGGGCATAGCTGCATTACTTATAGATTCGACCATGTTACGATAGTCACTGCTATTGCTATAATAAGCATGTACTACAAAAGATTGGAATTGTCGTATTTGTTTAAACCACAAATGAACCTTACCATCATGGATAAATACTTTTATATCACCAAATCCAGCTCCGTTATTAACCCCAGAATACTATATTATTGAGTTTCCTGTATTATAATTATAGAACTATATTACTGTATCAAACGGAGGTGTAGTATAATAGGAATTACCGAATATTCTTACAGTAATCATTGCATCAACACTAGATGCATTTCTTAATTTTACCAAACATCCTTTATCATAGTTATATACCATTTTTGGTGAATAACGCTAATCTAACTCGTTAGCATAATTACCTTTATGAAGTAATTTATAATGAGTACCTCCATAATAGAAAGTTGCTCCTTCATCTAAACTATCTACTCTACCTAATGATATACACGGATGAGTTGATAGTTTATCATTATACAGATATGCACCTAATGAGTTAGTATATCCTACTTCTGCAGTTTGTGTTCCACTATTAATAAACTGTATATAACTAGAAACATCAGTTCCATGTAAAGTTAAAGGAGTTACTGATGAAGTTTGATTTATTGTTAATGCTCCCGTCATAGTATCCCCAGCTTTCTTTACAAAAGCAGATGGACTGATACCACCAACTGTGTCAGCATTGCCAGCATTAGCTGGCTTACCAACGCTTACAGTCTATGCACTACCTCCAGATGGAGTTACTGTGAAATTACCAGCAGAACCATTAGCAAATGTGTATGTAGTATTAGTATCCTATGCTGGTACTCCTAATGCAGTTATATCAGACTTAGTTACCGCAGTAACACTAGCTACATGACTAGTAGAATCAGTAGAGAACTTATAGAATCCAGATGCTTTACTAGGTGCAGAACCAGCAGGATGTACATAGTTATTATATGTAGCTCCTTTGGTTAAAGTAAGAGTATCACCACTAATAGATGCAGTAGTAACAGCATTACCAGAACCAGCCACAGTTACTTTACCAACCTTCTTAGCTAATTCTGTATTCATAGTAGACTACAGATTGTTAATATTAGTCTGTAACTGAGCATCACCATCTTTTCTAGCTTGAATCTCTACATTCAAATCGTTAGTAATCTCAGATGAACTACTCTCAATAAGCTCTTCTAGTCTGTTTACTTCAGTAGTTACTCTGTTATCTAGATTAGTAATTCTATTAGGTATATTGACATCTAGGTTCTATTTATCAGTAGCAGTCATTACACCAGCTGCAGATTGTGTAGCAGCAGGTATAGTCTATGACTTAGTAATAGGATTCGCATATGAATTACTAGCTGCAGATAAATCAGATTGCTTATAGTTAATAGTTACAGTAGAAGCATTCCTAGATGTTGCATCTACACCTGTAACTAAGTTCTTAGGTAATGAGTTAAGCTTATTACCTGGGTTCTCTATACTACCAAATTCATCATACAAATCATCTAATCTACCTTTATCTATTGCAGACATAGCGCCTGCATTAGTAGTTGTAGCTGATGGTATATCTATGTTATCATCCTGTAATGGACCATAATTCAAACCATCTTTAGATGTATACTTGTAGTTAATCTTAACTAACTCACCAGTACTAGTAGTAGGAGTAAGGTATGAAGTAAGTTTAGTAGGCATACTATTTAAAGCATCTCTATTAGCTTTACCTTTATCTCCAGGATACGCCGTACTAGGAGTTTCACCTAATGCCAAACTCTAACTAATCTCTAAGTATTGAGTACCAGTCCATCTATATGTTAGATTAGTATCCTTAGCTACATATATTTTACCAGTTTCACCAGTTTGAGGAAATTGATCTTTAGTAGAGAACTCTAATACATCATCTACATAAGACGGTAATTGAGCTGCAGGAACCTTACCAGTTGAGTCTAATTCAGCTAAACCACCAGGTTGACCTTTAGTACTAATGAACGCATTTAAACTATTAGTAATAGTAGTATCACCTGCTTTTCTATCTTCAATCTCTTTCTGTAGAGCGTCCTCTAGTTTATCGGTAACTCCATCAAACTTATTCTCTATACGGTCTATCTCTGCTTCTCTATCGGCAATCTCCTTATCAATCTTATCATCAAGATCGTCTATTCTATTATTTATATTGGAGTCAGCTTCCTTTAGATCTTCAATCTGCCCAGGTATAGTAGTATTAAGTTCTATATAGTCTTCCTTACTCATTAGACCATCCATAGATGCAGTAGCATTAGCTATACGTATATCCATATAGATGTTGTTACCACTCTTAATAGTGTTCCATGATACACATGGAGTACTATTCTGTCTAAAGGTAATGCCATTGGTTACTAAATCATAAGTAGATGTATTAGTACCGTCTTTAAACTTAATGTTAGTTAATGCTAAATTACCTATATATACATACTGACCATTATCTGTAAGTACTTTAGTACCATCTCCAGTAGTCTTAATAACTGTAGTAGTATACTGTTCCTTACTATAGTTTAATGAACCATCTACAGCAATAGTATCAAATACTACTTGAGATATATTATCTGTATCTTCTTCTTTAATAAAATCGGGAGATTCAATATATATAGTACCACCAACTATAGCTACTTCAGTTGCTAAGTCTAATCCGTTTCTATTAGAGTTAATAGTATAGATAAGCTTACCTTCTTCTATAGCCTGCTTTAATGCGTCATAATCTTCTTGACTTACTTTACCATCAACGATAGTAGGATCAAAGATATACATAGTCATATCTTTAAACTCTATCATTCGGATCTTACCATTTCTTTCACCATCTTGGAATGGAATCATTTCCTATCCTGTGACAGCAGTACGTTCTGAAGCTTGACTAATCTTTAAACCTTTAATTCTTGCTATCATTGTCAATCAAATTATTTTCTTTCTACTATTCTAACAGTACTACACCGTTATCTTCCCATAACCAAGGATCTGCATCCTCTGTTAACAATGCTAATACATAAGGATCATACAATCCTCTAAAGTATCCATTACCACAACCACACTTAATACAATACGGTTTGAGTTTCATAGGTATACCACTATATAACTGTGGTTTAACCTAATGTAAGTATCTCTTTAGTATTTCAGAATCTATAGGAGTAGTAACACTAGATGTGTTACTAAACTCCAATAAATCTGTCAATTCATTGTATACTATGGTTGCTACAACATCTCTATTGTTCCTAAGTATATTAGTTTTAAGTATAGAGTTTGTTTTACTGTTTATATATTCTTTTGCTTTATCCATAGTAATTATACGTTAGCGTATGTTTTAGTTGTAAGATTGTTTTTTGCAAATATTAAACCTTCTGTTGGGTTTAAATTAGCAGTGTATGTATCGCTTCCTAATACTTTCTATATGTATATACTACCATTTCCAGATATGAGTATCTACGAACCATTACTACATCTAACATATATGTTTCCCTAGTCAGGAGACTAGTCCTAAGTTCCGTATATATCTATTAGATAAAAGTCTGAATCTGTAGATTGAGGTACTCTCAGTCCACTAAAACTATTACCTGCCAATATTACTTTACCGTGAGTACTATCTCCTACATTAAGTTCATTAATTTCTCCAGAAGAATTCCAAGTGATATTACCTTTTGCTAACTATCCACTACCATCAGAATTTAAACCAAACCACTCAGTAAATGGAGTCTGGGCCTGACCCATGCGCATGCCTGTTGAATCTAACTTAAACTAATAGTCATTAGTAAGCTGAGATATATTGTTCTTTTTTATATAAGTACCTACTGTAGACAATCCACCAGTATTGTTAATCATACTTAATCCGCTACCGTCTAGCGTAAGCTTAGTATCAGATGTAGTTAACTACAACTAACTATTCTCAGAATCAGCAGCTAAGTGTATACCTCCAGCTCCAAAGTAAGCTTCACCATTCTCAAAGTCTAACAAGAAATTAGGTCTAAATGAGTTAGAAGTGTTCATAGGATCTGAAGTATTAATCAAATGATATTCAGAACTATCACCACCACTAGCATTCTTACCTCTTTGTGAGAACATCAGGTTATTATTAAATACAGCTCCACCTACTAATGAGTTAGGTGCAATAAGTAAGTCAGTATAGATAGCTTCAAAGTTTTTTAATGGTTCCCATGCTCCAGAGGTATCTGTTCCTGGCGATTCATTATTCTGCTACGTACCGATCCATGTCATTACGGCTTTTAAAAAGAAATAGTGATTGCCTTCAGTATCTCCTCCAGTATCATATACATATGGAGCAGTTTCTCCATCGTTAATGTAAGGGGTAGTAGTACTATATATACCCATAGGATATGCTATAGGTTGTGAACCTACTGGATCTGGAGTAATTATACCACCCATAGGGTTAGGTTTAGACCAATATTGACCAGACTCTAATTCGTCATTTATTATTCTACATTGAATAAACCATATGTAGTTATATTCATCACCACTAACTAACTCAGGAACATCTGTAGACCAACCTTCTGGATCTCTCTTACGCTTCATAGTGTCGCTCCATTGTTCTCCTGTATAAGTAGTTTCAGTACCTTTACAGTATCTAACTTCATAACCTACTCCAGGAACACCTGAACCACCATTATCACCAGTCATACCAGTCATATAGTATGGATCGCACCAGTCTTCTATCATAGTATTATCACTACCATTGATATAAGCAAAAGTAGCCCATAAGACTTTACCATCACTTAAAGCAGGAGCTGAAGAACTCCAACCAGAAGGATAACGAGTATCTTGGTCTAACGAAGGAGCTGAACTCCAACTATTGTTTCTAGCAAATCTGTATTCATAGTAGTTACCATCCATGCCTTGAACCTTACCTACATTTACCCAATCACTACCATTCCATACCCACAAGAAACCATCAATAACCCAACCGTCTCCTATCTAATTACCTTCCATTGGAAGATCATCCGTAGAGTCCAAAGTACCTTTAATAACAACGCCTTGACCAGTTACTTTTACTACAGCCCCCCATTCTATTACAGAACCTGTTTCACCTTGAACTAATGCTACAGATTTCCACCATATACCTGTGGACATATCAGGAGTAAGTACCCAACCATCACCAGGATTATATGGGTCATTACTAGTAGGCTTATCAGGTTGAGTCTAGCTCTATTTAAATGCTTCTACTTGATAATTAAAGTTATTACCATCAAGACCAGGTACACCTGTAATTAAATAAGGACCTTGCCAACCTCTTTCATCCTCAGGTAAGGATTCATCAATTACTAACTTATTATCAAAAGTAACAAGAGCTTGAATGCCCCATATAGCTTCTTTACCAGTAGCAGTAGGCATACCTACACTCCAGATACTACCAGGATTAATATTCAATCTATCTGGGTCTCTAGGTTTAACATCGCTACCAGATGTCTTAGTATACATTACTCTAAGGTGTTGACCATCTTGACCATTGTCTCCATATTTAGCCCATAATGATGGAGAACTAAAGTTGCCCCATTTATGTGTATCACCTTTATACTTTCTCTGACTAACCCATTCGTATTGGAATTCTTTACTTACTCCAGTAGGATTATCTGTCCAAGGTTGTTCACCAGGAGCTGATTGAGGTATATATTCATCTTGATCTGGGTTGTTATCTGTAATCTCTTTAGGAGAAGCAGGTAATTTAGTAATCTGATATATATACTCTACGCCATCACCATCTTTACCATTTACTCCCCATTTAGACCAAATAGTAGGATCACTCCACTCACTCCAACTACCATCAGTTTGTAAGTTATGTGAACAAACCCATTCACATTGATATTGTTCGCTAATACCTGTAGGATGATCAGTCCACCCTTGTCTAATAGCTTCAGTCTGGCTGTTACCTGTAGGTTTAGTAGGTGTAACTAAACTAGTTATAGTAAGTTTATATACAAACTCAATATTACTACCATCTGCACCATCATGACCATCTGCTCCAGTAAGTCTCACTGGTGTACTCCAGGGAACTACAATTGTGCCTTTACTAGAGAATGTAGCAGTAGACATCCATACATAGCCATTAGGATTACTATCACTACCAGACCATCCTTCAGGATATGTAATAGTATTAGTATCATAATCCCAACTACCACCTACAGGAGTATCGGGTCTTTCTATACTCTTAGTAGACTTATATGCTATTACTACTCTAGTAGTATCTCCATCTATACCTGGTACACCATCAATACCATCTTTGCCATCCTATCCATCTTTACCGTCTTTACCATCTTTACCGGCATCACCAGTTCTACCAGCAGGTATACCAAATGAGAATAGAAATTGATCTTTATCTAAAGATACAGATGCAGTAGGTGTACTTGATTCATATACATCCTTAATTGCAGCTTTAAACTTAGAATTACCTATAACTATATCAGCTACAGATTCAAGCGGTAATTTATAGTTATTGCCTTTTTCTGCAGTAACAATGTATTCACTACCTGTAGCTTCAAGCTTCTCTTCTAAGTCCAATATCTTTACACCATCACATTTTTGTATCATATCTATTTATTTTATAATTTACAATAACTATTACTGCAATTTCCTGTACTGCAAGTATTGTTAGAACAAGAGTAACAAATACCACTAAATAAAGTAGCAGAGTTACGCTCTTTCTCTAAATGAAGACACTTATCGTTTTCTGTATTGAAACAATCACCTTTCTGAGTAAGAATAGCATTGTTACAGCAAGTACTAGCTGCACATTTTGGTTTAATAGATATCTCAAGTAATCTACAGATATCTACATATAATTGTAAAGCATCACGATAGTAATCGGATGCTAAAGCATACTCAAGCAACTATCTCTTAAAGACTACTAACATTATGTTCTGCATAGTCTGATCATCTAAACAAGTTGAGCAGTGAGTATGTAATTTCCTAATCTCTGCCATATATACAATTGAAGGATTGTAGTATATGCCATGAAAATGAATTTCTTCCTATTCCGTAAAACATCTCAAAGTAACGTATTTCATATTCCAATCTAATTCCAGAATATCGTCATTAGTTACAGTTACATTATTTTCGGAATCTACTGTAATATTCTCAGAAAAGCTAATGTTATGTATAGGACTGTCTTCAAGTATGTTCTTTAAATTCCATACTTCATCTATGTAAACTTCCTTACTATAGTTACTAAGATCTACTTCAGTTTCTATTTTAAAGGTCAGTTTATCACCATCTATTTGTATATTTGTTAATTTGTCCATATATCAACAATAAAAAAAGTGGAGAGTGGAATATTCCACAACTCCACTTCTGTAGTTTGTAAAAGGAATCTTATCCCAAATTCAATCTCTCTAACGTGGATTAGGCAATTGTCTTACCAGCAATAAATGACTGAATACCTTTATCTACAATAGAATCAACTAAACTAGGACAATAAACTTCCGTAGTCAACGGAGTAGTCTTGATGTACTGATTATCATTGCTCAAGTACAGGTTATCGTTTTCAATGATAGCATAATCATATTCTGCATCTTCTACTACTTTACGAGCCTGTTCAACAATAGGATATGCACCAGTAAATACGTGACCTTTATAACCCATGTTACGTACTTCTGCATCACGTACTTGCTTCCAATAACCCTTACCCGGATTACCAGCAGTCTTAACAATCGTAGCACCTACAACTGCCTTAGGCTGATTAGCAAGCAATGCACCAGGAATAGTCTCATACAGAGAAGCTTCCATAGATACAACGCTATATTCATTTAAAGAATAAACGCCTTCATTATCATCCTTCGGCATAGCAGTCAAAGTCAGAACTGCAGCAGAAGCAGAAGCCTGTACTCTACGATTCTTATGAGCATTGATCTTCTTCAACAGAGCATTTACTAAATCTGCAGGGGTAGTAGTTTCAGCATATACTTCATAAGTATGAGTAAACTGCCAAGCGGCTTCATACATATCCTTATAAACAATACGCAAAACGTAACGATTACCAGCAATGATAGTAGCGTTAGTCAAAGTGATCACAATCTTTTCTTCAACAGGAGCTACATATTCGCCAATTACTGCAGACGGTTTAGAAGCTTTCTGAATTTCAGTAGAGAAATCAATATTAGCTTTCTGTGCTACCGTACCATCAGGCATAGTAACATTCATCTTTTCACCTGCTACACCTACATACAGAGAGTTAGCATTTACTGCATCAGCAGCAGTCTTAATAAGAGCCTTATTCTCATCGAACAAAGCAACATCACCAACAGCTAAAGCATCCACTGTAGTGTAAGAAGCCGGAGCTTGTTTTCCAATCAGAACTGAGTGTACTGAAGTTATCATATTAAATGTTTGTTTTTAAATTAGACATTAGCGCTTAGTCTATTCGCTTACTTTCTACTTTCATTATTTCAGATTTCCACGTTGGTAAGCGCCTTAATTATTCGTCCTAAGATTTCTTAGAACTTGCATTAGGTATAGTTTGTACTATCATTTGAACTGCTAGATCAACTATATCCTAGTGTGTATTTTCTGGAAGATCTGTGTATTCTTTAGTTAAATCCTAGAGAGTACCTAAATCCTTGGCTTTTCTTAAGTAAGTAAGCTCATAAGAACTTATATCATATTTACCATCAGTATATAATACAATTTTATTGTCAGTATATACTCTAATAGGTTTTGCTTGATTATAACGCAATCTGTGATCTGATAGACTATTACTTAGTCTAGAGCTTACTGTCTCTATTGTGGCCTCTATTACATCAGACTCACGAGTAATTAAGTTATTGCATTTATTATCCTTTATACTTATATATACATTTTCACCAAGTGCAAACATATAATCTTCAGGATAATCAGCTTCCCATTTATTACCTAATTTACTAAAGCTATAAGTAGTATAGCTCTTAGTATTTACTAAAGTACGTATGTTATCAGTAATCTCTTGATTTCTCTAGAATACTCTAAAGTTCTGTTTAACATATTCGTCTTTAGCTTTGTTTATGAAATGAAACAAAGTATCTGAAGGAAACTTAATAGTATCATTATAGTTTGTTATAATGTTATTCAGTTGCCTTTCTACATTTATTTGAAAATCTCTTTCGCGCATAATTATTCAGATACTTGGTTTAACTAAAATTTAGAAGATTGTCTTTGAGATTCTATATTCTCTAAAGCAATTACTACAGCTCTATTAATAATCTCATACATGACATCTTCAGGAAAATCTAATTCTTGTTCAGGTTTAGTGTAGTCAAACTTAGTTGGTTTCTTAACATAAGTAATATCTACTCTATAGAACTCTGTATTATCTTCTACTCTTGGAGCATACATAGGATCCTGCATTAAAACAGGATCTACGTATACTAAGAGTTTATCATTTTCTAAAGTAGCTACTGGATTCTCTACCCAAGGTATATTATTATAAGTCTACTTAAAAGGCTTTACTAATTCATGACTAGTAAGTACGCAGTTAGTCTAGAATTGTCCATACTTAAGTAATACACTAAGTATAGTCATTCTATTATCTTCATCATGAACATCTTCTAATGCATACTCATTGTAGCCTGTATGTACAGCATGAAGATTAACATCTGTAGCTATTAACTTTTCTATCTCAGATAAGTTAGATACAGAACCTTCTAAACCTACTCTTAAAGCATTATTACCAGTAATCTTATTACTTAAGATTTCTAGCTGTGCTTGATTAAGAAATAAGTCTACTTCCTCGTCTAAAAATGCGGGGCATCCGCCATAAGCAATACCTTCTGCATTCTTATCCAGAACTACCTTGAAAATTATATGAGAATCTTTATTAGTCATTACTTAGATTTTATTTCCTACATTATTGCCAATTTTATTTCTTGATTCTTCTTATCCTTAAGATAAGCAATTACATCTTCAAGACCATTACCAATTAAATCAGTACCAAAGTAATATTGAGCACGATTCTTTCTAATAATGTTTTTAGCAATAGCTTCTTCAATTACGAAGTTAATTTCTTTATTAGGATTATTTACCCATTTCATCAAGAACTTAGAAGGATCAGCTTCAATAAATTCTGACAGTTTAGCTTCAGCAACCTCATTAGACATAGAATCTGATTTCATACCATAGAGACGTAAACACTTACGCATTTCTTCAGTAGACATCTTATCCATCTCTCTATATGCTTCACGCTTAACTTTATTGAACTTATTCTGTTCTTCTGCTTCACTATCCTTATTAATCATAACATAATCAGTGCTAGGTTTAATATCGTTAAGACCATTAGCTACTCTTTTATGTTTCTTAAGGAATAGGTATTTTAATTCATCCTCAGGTCTATTAGTATCCAATATCAAATCCTTTTTGCCAATCTTAATAGCAAAAGTATCCCAGAATGTACTATTGGGAGATAACTACCCCTCAGGATAACCAATTTCTTTTTCTAATCTGGTCGCATCTTCTGCAGATAAACCAGTATATAAATTACCAGATCTAGTCAAGTAAGTGCTTACATAATCAAAACATGTAGGCCATTTAGTAATCCCAGTCCAGGGATTAGTTTTAATTATTCTAACGATTACTTCCATAATATAAAATATTAGATTATCAAGTTAGTAGGGGCCCTAAGGCCCCATCATTTATTAACCACAAGTTAGCTATTACTCAGCATCCATGATTAGTTCCCCACACGCACGTGGATCCCTTAACATTATGCCCATTTCTCCAAGGAAGAATACAGTGTAACCATCCTTACCATTAGATCTCAGAGTATTAATAGACTTACCATAACCAGACGGAAGAACTGCACCACCAGTAGTCCAAGTTACGAATTCACGATCCTTACGAACTACCTTAACGATGTTAGCTTCCCCATCACGTCTACCCAGATCCAGGAACGTCATACGATATGATTCCAGCGGTTTCAGAGTAACCGGATGCAACTTACGATTGTAAGTAATATCGTCATACAGCGGGAAATACTTCAGAGTCAACTCGATACCATTAGTCATCTTATAAGTCTTGAACTGACCACCGAAAGTAAGACTATCACCAGAACCAGTTACAAATACAGTATCAATAAGGTTCATGTTAACTACCTTTTCCTTCAGAATTCTATCGAATTCACGGATACCCATTTCACCAGTCAATGCAACAAACTTACGTTCGTTAGTACCAAGTACATTGTAAGACAGGTCAAACAGGAAGTCTTCTAGCAATTCTGCAGTAAGATGAGTATAGTAACGTCTGTTAGACGGAGCAATCTGTTCCAACAGACCAGCACCAATAAATACTGGACGACCGTTGGTACCCTTCAGGTTGCAAGAACCATCCTTGTTAACATTAGTCTTCGCATAAACAAGCATACGCTCACATCTCTTATACCATTCACGCAGAGCTACCCATTCCTGATAATCAGCCCACAAGTAAGACTTCTTACCAGTCTTAGGATCCTGTAAAGCAATTGCCATTACTGTAGAATAAGCTGAACCAGTAATATCATAGTTGATACGAATTGTAGTAAGATAATTACGCATCTTGAAATGAGTATTATAGTTCAGGATATCACCTTCTTCACTGTATTCTTCAACAGCAGAAGCCAGACGAGATACTTGACAACCCGGTTTCAAGAGTTCTGCGGGGATATAAGAAGTAGGCTGACCATCAGCTACAAAACAAGTATATACCCACAAGTTACCGTCCTGATACGGAGCACCTGCTACACGTACTTGGAATTCCTTATCATCAAATTCCAATATAGCAGTAGGACCAAACCAGTTATCTTCTAACCACAGCATGATAGGTGTATTGCCAAGACCTGCAGTTGAATCATCTGTAATAGCTGCGCCATTCCATTTTGCATCTCTAATTGTAACTGCTCTATCGGCATCAATCATTACATTCCACTCCCAGCTCGGTTGATCAATGGTCATTACGTTACCAAGACCACCAGTAAGCATATCCAAAGAAGTGTTGTAACCATTATCTTTGGTACCGAATACATAGGACAACACAGTAGCAACCTGATACGGATTCTATTGTGATGCTGCAGAAATCTTAGCGGTATCAATCAAATCACTGAACCACTTACCTTTATACAGTACCAAATTATTCAGAATATTATTATCCATAAAATACTAGTAAATTAATTTTTAGTTATTATTAATTAGCACGCAATCTTCGTGCGAAGGAATTCCACATAGACTCGGTGCTAGTGTTATCCTGTTTATTAGTCTTTCTACTTACTCCTGCCCTATTAAGGCTATTTTTGAACTTGTTAATAGCAGCATTTTGACCTTTTACTTCAGCAGCTTTTACAAGTGTATCTCCTTTCATAGTGAAGTAGGCAGACTCAATTAAATTTTTTACGCTCTTAGACCAATCTTTTTGAAATTTGGTCATACCATCAGAGGTAGGTTTGAATATATATTCCAACAGTATTTGTTTATCCTTTTCTGGAATTTTAACACCGCGGATATTATCCATGCCCTTTATTTCGTTGACAACGGTATCAAAGTACTCCTGTTGACGTTGAGCTGCGAGCTTAGCGGCATTTTCTTGGTCTTTCAATAGCTGTTGTTTCTTATTCTCTCTTATGTCCTTAAGGGCTTCAGCAGCATCTTGAGACTCATCTTCAAGAATACCAGCTTCCTCGTATTTAGTAAGTTTCTTTTCAATCTATTTAGCATTAAAACCCTTTTCTTTAAGGAATTCTTTCAATACTAACTTCTGATTACTTTCATCTTCGAGATCGATATCATCAAGATCAATTTCATTATCAATTGAGAAATAATCTCTCAAATTACCACCATTCTTAACAAACTTATCAAGTTGCTCAACTTCTTCACTAGCGTATTGTGGTACTGAGTTTTCCTCAATTACATCATTAAAGTAATCAATTAAATCTTCTACAGTCTTAGGTTTATCATCATCCTCAATGTCATCCCAACCTAATTTTTCAGATAAAGAGTCAAAGAAACCTGTTACTATGGTAGTTTCATCAGCAGACTCTTCTGGTTCTTCTTCCTCAACTTCAGGTTCTTCTACTTCTTCTTTTGTAGTAGTCTTAGGTTTAGCCTTGGGTTTAGATTTTACTTCTTTATCTTCTTCCTCAGGTTCTTCCTTTTCCTCAGTTTCAGTTTTAGTATTCTTACGAATATTATCTAATTCTTCTTCACTGAGTTCTTCTCCTACTCCTTCAAGATCAATTTTTGTTTCTTCCTCTTCCTCACTAGTAGGAGGAGTAATAGGTTTATTCTTTACACTTGCTCCTGGCATGAGATCTTCAAATACCTCAAAACCGTTCAATGTTACATTATCCATAATTATATATAATTAGATTTATTATTTTTTCTTTCTTCCTTTATGTTTCCATTTTTTCGCATTCTGAGCAAAGATAGCCCTCTTACGTGTCAATGGATTTTTACTATGAGTAAGTTCTTCTGTAGTTTTACCAGTTCTTTTCTTTAAGGCATTAAACTTACCTCTATTCTTCTTCTTTATGTGAATACCACCATACTTATATGAAGGTATAGGGTATTCCGGCATGATACCTGTATAATCTATTAGATCACTCATCTTTGTTATTATTAAAGTAAGCATTAGCTCCTAATGCAGTAGTACCAAGCAACGGAATAGTGTTAAACCATTTAGTATACGCATTAATATTCTTATGCTGTTTAAACATCTTCTTTATAGGATCACTATCAGACATTTTATCTAGATACTTCTTAAGTAGAGTAGACGATACTGGTTCATCTAAATTCTATACATCTCCATTCTATTTGAGCATAGTTCTTAGCTAATTCATATAAGCTTTCTATTCTGTACCTTTTCTATAATAACTGGTAGCATCTGTCTATTTTAATGAATTCTCTAGCTGTTTTAACATATTATTGTTAATAGTTGTATTTGCATTTCTACTAATTATATAATCAGTATAATGATTCATCTCATGATTAGCTAATTGCATAGGATCTCTATACATTCCTGTGTTTACCCATAAATCAAACTCATTAGGTTCTGCTCCTACTCCGGTCTTATTAAATCGTTCTTCTGCAAATGGTTTAGCCTATAATCTTCCAGAAGCTACCATATCTTTGGGTTGAACTTCAGGTAAATCAAAGTACCTATGTTGATACAAATCATCAAGCAGATCATAAGTTTCACTATAATTAGTACCGAATATTTTATCTGCCTATTCAGCTCTATTACGGTAAGGTATCGTATTAATATCTTCTAGAACTCTATTTCTAGAATTAGCTATATCTGATAAATAATCTCTTTTCTTACTAATATTACCCAGAGCCTAATTTATTAAACTTTGTTCAGTTCTATTTACAGTAGGAATGTATCTAGCAGCAGCTTTTACATTTCTTAAACCACTAGGAACAAAAGGTAATACTGTAAGAGCGGCTAGTCCAGCACTCAACCAATCTCTATTCTTTACTGCATCATAGGCGTCTTTAGCCGATATAGCATCACCAATAGGAGTCATATTAGCAGCATCTTCAAGACTGAACACAGGTTTTAAACCTTCTTCTAGAGGTCTACCACTACTACTTCTACCTGTAGCTTGATAGAATCTTTCCTTCTCAGGATCACCTGTTTGACCACCTTCAGCAAATGCTTCTACTTTCCAATCCCAATAGCCTTTACCGGGATTATTCTCCCGGTAAGACTTTAGGTTCTGCATTCTCTATTTAAATGCTTGTCTATCCATATTAGTACTTACATGTTTCTAAGTACATCTTTAATAGATTAACTAAACTTTCAGGATCTGATGAATGTGCTCTAAGACATATCATTGGTTCTTTATCTGTTTCACAAAACTTATCGTGTAGTACTAAATAATAAGTTAAAGCACTACCGTCTATATTACTAGTGCACCACCAATAACATCTATAATTTTCATTCAGATCTTCAGGATATTTCTACTAAAGATATTTCAATGTTTCTTCACTATCCATAATTTTTTCAATTATTTCTTTCCGCCTTTGCCCTTCTTAGAGCTATCAGACTTTTTACCTCCACATGCCATAATTAATCTCTCCTATTATTTAATTGTTTTAAGATACTGTCTCCAATTCTTCTTATTAGCCTTATAAGTCTTCTTTCTGTCCTTAATCTTGTACTTATCAAGATCTTCAGGCTTACGTGTTTTCAGATAATCAAAGTTATCGTCATTAGCATAAGCTTCCATCTCATAAGGAATAGTATAGTAAGCACTAGATGCAGGGTATATAATTGGGTTACCTTTAATCCATTCCCACACATAAGACCAATAATAACTTATCCATCTCTTTTTATCTTTAGCTTCATAGAGATGAATATTTTCATGATTCCAAGTAGTAGGCTTAATCTGAGATTCAGGTTTTCTACTTAACAAGTAACCACACCAGCTCATTGCAGAATAACCACTAAATGGATAATGATCCATATGCTTATACTCTACTTTATCTGCTTTTACTTTAGTAAATAGTTGTTTAACTATCCACCATGTTTCTTTAAACCAATTCATAATTATTTCTCTCCTGTTACTTTATTCTTAATCGCAGTTTTGGCTTTTAATCTTTCTCTTTCCATTGCTGCCTTGTCTTTAGCTGCTTGCAACTTCATTTCGTGGTCCATTCTTTCTCTTTCAAGCTGATTCTTCTTATCTTCTATCTCTTTTTTCATTTTCTGCTCTCTAATCTTAGCATTGAATTCAAATTGTTTAGAAGCTTCATCAGATGCTTGCTTACGTTCAGCTAAAGCTTGTTGAGCTATTTCCATAGTATCAGGTATGTTATTCTGATTCTAATCCTGATTCTCTAATCCTCTATAAGCATTAAGTTGAGCTACAGTAATCTTAGTAGCATTATCTTGATCTATCTTATATTTTTCAAGATCCATTTCTGCTTCTTTAATCATAAGCTCCTCTTCCTTAATCTCATTTTGCATTTGAATAGCTTGCTGTTCACGTTCTGCTTGAGCTTGTTCCATAGCTTGTTGTTGCTCCATACGTTTTTGCTCAATTTCCTCTAATCTAGACTTAATCATACTAATATTATCCATAGTAATGATTTCAGCTATATCAAGCAAACTAGCACCATTCTGCATAGCAGGTTGCATTAACTGCTTAAGTGTTTCTATATACTGTTGATTCTTGGTAGTATCTTCTATAAAGATATCAAAATCCTCATAAAGCATATCATCTGATAGCGTTAAGAATGCTCTAGTAGCATCATCTAATATATATTGTAGATGAGTTTTACTACTATCTTTCCAAGCCCATCTAGCAGTATTAAGTAGCATAGTTAAGCATTCTCTCTTTACCTAATTGTGTGTCCAGAACCAAGGTTCAGTAATATGAGCTGATTGTACTACAGAACGCTCTACATTACCTACTAATTCATTAGATGAAATAGACCCTTCTCTTTGCTTACTAACTCCAGATATCTCAGATAGCATACTTTCAATCTTATCCATAAGATTAATATACTAATCTATAGTATTAGCCATAGTAAGGTCAAGAGCTGTAATCTAGTTAAACTGACTAGGTTTACCTCCTTCTCTACCAGGTATATCCCATCCTTCTTCATATGGATTAATAAAGTTTACACCAAGAGCAGATAAATAATGCATCCATTTAGATACATCTATATTCATAGATTTTGGTATCTAAGTAATGTCCATATTTACTACTTTACCTTTATCTCTAGCCATAGCAAGCTCAAGTCTATACCATAGTACAATATACATATACTGTAATGGTTTCATCATGCTTACTAAACTACGTGGTCTACTGTTTGTATTATTATATACTACTCCAGTATAAGGCAATCTCTAAGAGTTAGGATTATCAGATGAAGTATATTGATATTCTAATGGTTGTATTCCTATATATAGGTCTTCTCCAGCTCTATATCCTTCCCATACTTCGGTAATCCATTTCCATTCTACATTAAGTTCCATCCCGGTCTCTTTATAGCTCTCATCTACTTGATATTCTTTAGGCTCACCTAATTCAGGATCAATTATGGTAACAAAACCTATTTTCTTAAACGATTTCCAGCAACAATGCCATACTTTCACACTATTAGTACTATCAAATGGATTACTACTGAACCCGTTAATAGTATGAGTCTTAATATGAGTATAATCTAAAGACGTCTTTCTTACTTCAGGATTTATACCTCCTTTAGAAGCTTGATCCATCATATCTAACAACTGATTTAGCTGTTTCTCAGACATCTTGTCATATAATCTATCGTATAGCTCAGTAACAGACATATTCATTTCATAACAGCACCATTCTGCGTCATGAATGAATTCCAAGTCGGACGTTTCAGTATCATAATCAAAGTAGATAGGATTAACACGTTCGAGGCACGGTTCTCCATTCAGTATATCTACATAGTATATCTCTTCACCACCAACTAAAGCATCTTTCCAACCTTTGAAGAATTCATGAGTAATGTTTAACTTATTTTTTAAGTAATTAAGACTGTGATATGCAGTTACTTCTGCTATATCTTTATAGTCTTTACTCATGTATTTTTGTATCTACTAAGGAGTCATTATCTCACCATTCTGTAAAGCTTCCTAGTATCTAGCTTGTTCTTCAGGACCTAATTTACTCATTATAGTAGCCTGAATGTAATCTATTAAAAGCTATTTAGCTCTATCCTACATTTCACTAGCAGCTATATCACTTGTACGTACTACTCTGAAGTTGAATGGTCTTTTAGTTTCTTCTCCCAACAGTAAGTCTATTTTGGGCTTAATTATATTATAATCCTAAGCCATTGCAGGAAAGCCATCCTGCTGTTTAAAAGGATTAGTAACATACTTTAGATCTTTTTCATTGTATATACTATTATAAAGATCATAGTACGTCTGCATCTCCTCTCTGCGAGTTCTGTTATTACCATTTCTAGAACCTCCTAAACTACGGCCTATAACATAGTCTATACAACTTTCTTGCCAGTCTTTTGTCTTCTTAGACATAGGAAGTTTCTATATTGGCATTTGATTAATATTATTCATAATTAAAACATATATGCTTCGATATTATCTATAGCTTCGTCGTCACGAAACCATTCCTGAGTAAATATAGGGCCTTCAAACAGTACCCTATTTCTATTCTCTTTTTTAATCTCTTTTACTTTAACATTATATAGCTATTCTCTATATATCATTACTTGGGTCAACGCCATTACACGGTCTACGTTAACTACATCGTTTGCAGCTATAAGTTCCTCTAATAGCGGTTCCGACATAATATTGTATAAGTTCTTCTTGCCATCTGCATTAATATCGTTTAGCCAATCCTTTATTAGACCCCAACCCCATTGCTTAATTTGCTTATTCATGTGGCAGCCCTTCTTTCTATTTACTTTAGAATTACTTACTATATCGTTGATTATATCTGGTTGATCAGCAAGTAAATAGTCACAATGTTTGTTAGTAAAGTATACAAATATACCTTTGTTTTGATTCTCATACATTGCTCTAGCATTATAGTATATAAGCAATTTACGTACATTTTCATAGAAATCTTCTGCTGACTTAGGTCTACCTGTATACTCTGCTACTATTATATCTGAATACTGTTCTATAGACTATACTCTCTTATATATAAAACAAGAACCCAATGATGTAGTACTTGATTCATCATAGTCGTATGAGTCTATACCTGCAATATACAAACCAGCACTAGCATCCTTATTAGGATGCTCCCATATTACTATAGAACCAGTAGGATCATCTCCTACTAATGCTCCAGTAACTTCATCCCTTTTAGTTCTTAATGGGTAATGTGTTATATCTCCTGTCTTCTTAATAACCCATTTAAGACTACCGTCAGGTTGCCATACTAGATCACCTACCTACTTATGATTCTATAATTTTTTATTAGTTCTGAGTAATGATAACTACTCTTGTAATTCCTTCTTGGGGAATATGTTACCATTAAACTCTAGCATGGCCTCTGCTGGAGTAATAGGTCTCTCTGCAACGTATCTGTCAACTGCTGCGTTATTAGTGGCATTAGTTATTACTACTTGCCTTTCTGCTAATATGTGTTCTAAAGACTTCTTACGGTACGTATTACCGTCCTCGTCCATATATATACGTTTACCATTCTCATCACGTATATCTAAGTTAGTATATTGAGGTACAAAGAAACCACATTTATTAGTAGTAGCAGACTCATCCCATATGTTATCAAACCCTAAACAATTGTATCCATCAGGGTTGTAAAACATATCCTTCATAGTTTCAAATGCAGAACCTTCATCACCACCAGTACCCCATACTATCATAGTACCAAAGGCTATACCATCTACCTCTACAGAAGGTCTAGCAATTTGCCATGCTGCTCCTAATTCAGAGAAAGAACCACCTTCCTCAAACATAATAAGGTTAGCTTTCTTACCACGTACTACATCAGGATTATCTTTCAAAGTAACACCTATAATTTCTGACTTATAACCTAATTCTATGATATTACCATAGTCATCCTTAGTATAGAATCCAGCACGTCTACGCATCTAGGTATTAACTGATCGCTTCTTTCCCCATGCAGTATTCTTATCTATAAAGTCCATATAATCCCAAGCTTTAGTAAGAATACCATCATCTGTCAAATACTATTTATTTGATGCATATATGAAGGTTTTAGAGTATGGTATTAGATAGAAATTACGGCATGCCATAGAACCACCTTTGTATGAAAAACCTTTACGTCTAGACTTAAGTAAACACAGATGCTTACCCTACTCTTGGGCTTCTTGTACGGCATTAAAATAGTAATAGTCATAGTCCCAGAAGTCGGGGAAAGTTACTTCATTAACACGTTTTACTTTAGTATTACCTAATTCATCTGTAGTAATATGATTAACTATACGAGATATAGGACAGTAGTTTAAATAAAAATAGTTATACCCGCTAATGAAATCTCCATCATCAGCTGTATAACCATCTACACATCTTTTACTTTCCTCATCCCAGAACTTAAAATATTCTGAAGTACCTTCTGGATATACGCAATAAGAACCAGTAGCTATAAACTATAGTGCTGGTCCTCTGAATTTATTGGAATTTTTTATTTTCTTAGTAAAGTCGACCATGTTTTTCTATATTTATACTCCAATTATATTCATTATCGTCTATTGTACATCCATCCGACGGCATTAAAAAGTTATCTAAAGGAAAATTAATCTTACCGTTTTCCATATGAATTATTTCAAGACTGCTTTCTACAACAAGCATAATAGTAGTATCCGTTAAATTAGGAAATAATTCTTTTAGATATCTATAAAATTCTATTTTCTTTTGGTCTTCCATATATACTATTTAAAAGGGGCGCGTTTCACAACGAACCCCTTTTTCTTACTTTATTAATCTTGAATTTTAGTAGAGGAGATTTCCAGTGACTGTAATATATACGTCGTATATTTAGTACTCCCCACCTGGGCTAACATTACCCCAGACTACCTGTTCACGATAACTACCTATCCAACAAGTTTCCTTCTGCTATTATAGTTTCAAAGGACTAGTTATGTAACTTTCGATGGCAATTTGCACAAAGTACTATGCATTTATTAATCTCATTAATAACTTTATTTAAATTTTCAGTTTTTATTAAATCAGATATATTACCTTTTTTATCTCTTAAATGATGGAAATCTAAACAAGCTAGATTAGTTTCACCACAGATAATACATCCTTTAGATTTAATGTTATTAACTATTGATAGTATTTTTTGCCGTTTCAATTTAGATGTTTTTCTATAGTTTGTTTTGTTTCTTTGATAGTAGCTAGAACACATCTATTTATGGCAATCTCTACATTCACTTTGTAATCCATCTTTTTTGAGTTTATTTTTATTAAACTCACTTGTAGGTTTTTCTAAACCGCACTTTGTACATATTTTTGTTCTCATAAATATAATATTTGTGCGCATCTCTAACCTACGCTGTTGGTCGCCCCGCTCTCGTGCCAACCGGAGACCTTCTGTTTTAGAGACAGATGTGCAGAGTCGCTACACCACAGGGCAATATTAAGAGGGAGAGGAAGGACTCGAACCTTCAAACTCAAGAGCTTTATTAACGACGACTTCAGAGCGCTTCCGTCAATCTACTGCCGTATGCCTATTCCGCCACTCTCCCATACACGTGGATATTCTTACCCTCCACGTAAGGGTTCTGATGGTTTAGAACCAAGATTTAATTCTCTGCCATAATGACTTCTTTACAGGTTTGTTCAAATATTCAGAAGCTTCTTCAATCTGTCTAAACACTTCTTCTGTATCCTTAGTCAAATCTATAGTAATCGTAAATTTCTTATTCATAATAAAATATTCATTTATACACTATAACGTGTTGTTAATATTTAGTTATATTTTAATGTATTATTTCGCCAACTCATATGGATTTACTTTAGCGTCTCCTTTAACTTTACCTATAGCTAATTCTTCAGCTTTAACCATTGTTTCTAGCGAATCAATACTCTTAAGTACTCCACCAACAGAAGTCATACCAGCTAGTAAGTCCTTAATCTTCTTTTCATCTAAAGTATCGTCTAATGATTCTTTATAGTATTTACTTACACTATCTAACTTTAGACGCATATTGTTTAACATTTGTAGAGCTCTAGTATTAAGTAAGGTTTTATATTCATCTTCACAAATCAATTCTTCTGCAGTCAATTTGTAATTCTCATCATCGAATATTTCCTTTTTCAGTTTAAGTTCCCTACTGTCTTCATCCATACTTTGTACATAAGGACTATCCCATTTATTCATAAGTACAATGTAACTTATTACTTTAGTAGCATGCTCCTTATCAGGTTTATCTGCATCCCACACTCTTCTAAAGCATGGGATGCCTATAGCATCTGGGTGTATTTTTACTTTACCTCCAATAAGATCAAATAGTTTCATTTGTAAGAACTTGTTTGTTATCTTCTTTGCTCCATCTTATAAGATCGTCTTTAGCAAAATCATCAGAACAGACTATTGGCTTTAGTGTCCACTTACTGCTTATAGTATCATACTTACTTAATATAAGTATAACATCCCCTAGTTTATAGTCTATTACTTCCTCTTCTGTTATTATTTGACCATCCTACTATGCTATATATATAGTTCTACATTCAAAGTTGTCAGATACATTTTTAATACTATTGGTATCTACTTTATATAAAGTAGCATTACCGTATTGGTCTATCAATAATTTATCCATATTAGTAACCACGCGTTACAGTTTCACAATCACAACCCGTATCACAGGAAGCAGCTTTCTTTTCCGCTTCTTCTTGCCTCTTTTCTAGCAATCTATTATAGTGATTCTTCACTTCATCATTTTCAACAAAGATATATTCTCTGTCATCGTCTTTATCTATAGGATACATTTTTAATACCATAGTGCCTTTAGTAACATTCCTTCTACATTTAGAACCATCTTTCTTTGTATATACCCACTCTCCATCTTCAGGAGCATACCATATATAATCTACGTAAAAATGATCCAGTAAGCTAATATTTTCTGTTTCTTTATCATAACTAATAATAGTACCTCTATCTACTGAACAAATATACTTAACCATAATAATCAATCAATTAAATAACCTAAATAATATTCTTTCTATAATCTCGCTATAATTTCCTTAGCACGTCTCATTGGCACGTTCGGATTCACGTAATTGGGTTTCATCTGATAACTCTATATTATCTACTAAAACTTCTCTATCTCCTCCTGTATGCTCTACTTTTTTATATTCTTCATACTTCTTAAATAGCATATCACACATCGCATTTACCTGATCAGCTCTACTAGGTTCTGCATTATTCTTCCCATTATCTACTATAGTAGTAGTAATACTGTCAATTACATCATTAGTGAAATCTTCATAAGTAATTACGCCTTCATTAATTAATTCATCTACTTTGTTATACAGGCGTTTCATTTCCTTACTAAATGAACTATAGAGTGGTTTATTGTTTTCCACTTCTAATTTCCACATCATTTTACTTTCTTCAATTGTCATATTCTTTGTTTTTTAACTCATTACAGATAGTATTACTTATATTTCCTGCAGCCCATCCTACTAAATAGGCATACGCTTCATTGCCGTCTTTAAAGTCTTGCGTATATAAACCTAATTGTTCACAAAAGTAATCTGCAACATGTACTGCCTCATGAGGAATCATATCTGGAGTAATATCTTCTGTACTAGTAACAGCTATCACTATCACACCGTATTTATTATCACTCTTACGTATTACTTTACAAGTAACCATTCCTCCATCATATTTATCTATTTCTTGTAATAACTTATTGTATTCACTTCCATCATTATTACCGTATACATCAAGAAATATAAAATATTTATCCAAATCCTCAATATTAGTACTTACAAATAATAGTCTAGGATATATTTCAGGACTATAAACATCGTACGGTTTCTTTTTCATATCTTTTCTTTAATTTGAATTTACCCAAGTAAGAGAACCTGACAGGCTTTGGATCTAAATCAGATATAACGCTGTTAGTAAATCTAAATGGACTATTACATATTACTTCTATGATAGGGTATGGTATGTTATACTTGTTACTTAATTTAGTATATATACTCACTTGATTCCTCATTTAAATCTATCTTTTTGTAATATTTACATTCTTCTAAAGTAGAAGAGTTATCGAACGTATTAGGTCTTATTATATTAATTATAGTCTTAACATCGTCCCAATTTCTATCTTCTATACAATTACCATAGATAGATTGTAGTTTGTATATTTCCTGTTTATTATACTTACGTATGGGAGTATATGCCACAAAGTTATATCTATCTATTGTAAGTAACTCTATACTAGTAGGAATAATCTCAAACTTATTATATGGTAAGTCTCTCTTCTTTAACTTATTCCACAACTTAGTAAATATGTTATATTCCTTCCAACATAATATAGTGCCAGGTCTTACTATTGTTGTTTTAATCTTCATCTTTATTTACTCTTAATATTATAGTAATTTGTACTCTATCGCCGATTATTTCAGGTATAAGCGCCTTATTTACTACAACTTCATCTTCAATCTTACCCTTAACTAGTATACCTTGATTCTTAAACTTAGTTATGTATCTACTGAGATTGTCAGGAGTAATACCTAATACTTTTCTAATATACTTCCTATTTTCAGTAGATATTACATTCTTACTTATGTTAGGGAGCTTAGGAGTGTTAATATCTATTGCTATGAACGTAGCCAGTAACTCTAGCTCCCTATCAGTAAGATCAAGTATACCATTAAGGCTCTTTAAGAATTCTGTATTTAAATCGGCTTTGCTTACGCTTTTTACCAATTTATTCATTTGTTAACGTATCCTTAATTTTATTTAAAACCTTATTTAAGTTATAATATACTGTCTCAGCTTCTAACTTAACACAAGGCTGTATTTCGCCTTTATTTGCTTTTTCATTAGTCTCTTTTAAGTTACTTTCGTATTTCTTAAGTAAGTCATCAATGAGCTCTAAAGTAGCATCTACATTATACTTACTTTCATCATCAACACTTAAAAGGTAACCTTCTTCACATAAGTAATCCGCAGTATCATAATCTAAAGACATCATTCTAGTATAATTATCTTCACTAACGTTAAATGACACTAAACCTGTTTCATCTTCTGCTAATACATCACCTTTCTTAGCAGAACCAAATTCCTTAATTACTTTGTAGCTCATAATATTTATTTTAAATGTTTATGTATCTATAAACGGCAGATTAAATAAATGTTAAAATCTGTTAACATTTATTAACATTTATTATCTATATAATAAAAAACCCTGACTAACGCCAGGGTTCATTCTAACAATGAGTTATAATTTTAAATCATATTTGATACAGCAATTATATCATATGGTTTGACTAATTGACTATCCTTAAACAAATCAAAGTCCTTAGCAAACTTTTTATTATAAACAATAGTATCTCCTACTTTATATTCACATTCTGTTAAGCATGTGGGAATCTTCAATACTACACCTGTTGAATATTCAGATTCTACTTCCTTAGTTTCAGTTTGTGTATCATACTTGTTGAAACCATCTTCATCAACTTCACCCGTAGGAATCTGTTCTGTTATCTCTTTAGTAACCATGACTGGTTCCAAAGGCTTAACTAACACATCCTTCAACATTGTATACTTAATTCCATTTACTACTGTTTCTAGTACTTTATCTTCCATAATATTCTATATTTTAATACTTAAATAACGTATTATTTCTTATTTTGTTTCTCTAATATTAATATATTTCCGCCATTAGAACAACAATAACGTCTAGCTAAAGTAGGACAGTTTCTATTTAAGAAGTAACAGCCATCACAACTACCTATTGGATTAGACTCTACTATAAACTATTTATTATCTATTGTTACTGGTATTCTATCTTTTACTATCTTTGCTAATTCCTAATCATTCAATGTCATAGTCTTTTCCTTTTCCGTGTTTATCTAAGTAAAGCATAGCTATTGCATTCCAAGCTACAGCAGCTAAGTGGTTTACTTTAGTCTCATCATCAACCTTATTACCTTTCTCATACTCAAGTAGATGTCTTAACATAGCAGCTTTATAACGTTGGTAACCATTGTCTAAATTCTGCCAATTATTATCGCCATACTTAATAGAACCAGCAGTATAAAGCTTTACTATGTCTTCAATCTCTTCTAAAGGTAATAAATCCCAACGTAGCTTACCGTCTTGGTAATCATTCTTCTTTCCTTCTTTCATTGTTTATCTCTTTTAAGTATAAATCCTTGAGTACACAATGAAGTAATCCTAGAAGGGCAATAACAATTGTATAAATCACATCCTTGACACATACCTTTTACTTCATTCTCTACTAGAGTATAAGGTTTATTACCAAAATATACTTTCTTACCTAAGTAAGCTACTTCTCTAACTTGTTTCTGTTTCATAGTAATTATATTTGTGATTATCTAAAGTAGGAGTAATTAATATTATATCACTTTACTTAACTAGACACTGTTATTACTTTACCCCTCTTACTCCCCATATAACGTCTAATATACTGTCTTAGTTACTATTTCTTTAACATTTATTAACATTATTTATAGTTATTTAACGCTATTAAGTTCAATGTTTTTAACATTCATTAACGATTTTAACTCATCAGCTAACTTCTTAGCATCTGGATGAGCTGCACCACTACAACGTAATTCAAAGAAATGTTCCCAATCACTCTCAAAGCCTGTCATTACTAATTCTGTCTTAGTTGCATTAGGGAGTATTGCTCTTGCTTCTTGAGGTTTTAATCCTTTATTTATTAGTAGTCTGTATTGCATCCCTGCATTGTTCAAGCACCATAAAAAGTTGTCCGCTATACCATTATCTGAAGGTAACTGGATCTTCATATTATCAATATCACACCAATCTCCATCCCAGTAAGTATAATCACCTGTAGGTATATCTAACCATGTAGGCTTAATAAAAGTAAGTTCATTTCCAAATTTATCCTTACTGTAGTTACAATATCTTTGAGACTCCTGTGCAAAGCTGAATACTCTGTGTCTAACAAACTCATGACTTACTCCTCTATCACATATAAATTTGGCTGTAATGCGCTTTTCGTGATGTTCTGTAGGTTTTACTTGATACTGCAAATCATCTAATCTATTATTCTCTACTATTACTCGTAGATTGGTTGTCACGTATATTGAATTTCCATGTTTACGCACTCTCGTATATTTCTTGTGATTACCATCTGACCAATATAGTCTAGCTGGCGGAAGATGCCCATCTTCTGTTTTATCTATCTTTAAATAAATAGTACCATGCTCTAACATAGCTCCATGACCAAGCTTAATCATACGATCTACAAACTCTTTAGCACTATTCTCTGTTATCTTATCTTCAGACTTATAACAAGTTCTACCTGCTAATTCTATCATCTTGTAAGGGTCTTTTTCCTCAATAATCTGTACACTGGATTCTATTAATTTCATATTATTTCTTTTTAGTAGTCTTTCTTATGTATGTAATAAATCTTATATGTGGTACTCCTAGTTTAGACGGTTTTTTATATGTAATATAAACTGAGGATGTGTAGTTTAACAGGTTATATGAATATTTAAACATATTAACCATGCATACTATTATTTGTTTATTTTCTGATAGTCTAGTAATAGATAAGTGACGCTGTTTAAATCTAAACATGAAGTGGTAAGTACTATGAATTATATTTTCTACTTGTTTTGTGTTAGTATTATATACCCAGTAGTGAACTCCATTCCAGTTATATTGACTAGCTATTAATATATACATAACACCTTTAGTACGCACTTTTAATACTAAAAACTTAGTATTATCAATCTGTATTTCTTGTTGCCTATTTAGATTATCTATCATAGGCTCAATATGTTCTATATAATAATCTATGCTATGTTTCATATTATCTATAACGCAAATATTAAGAATAATTACAGATATTTAACATAAATTAAACATATTTT